TCTTTCTTCCAAGTGGTTATATCCGCCGTTTATTCTTTTTGTAATACGGAGAAAATTCCTCGCGTCGGCAAGCTCGTTGAGACCTTTAAAATCTTTCCAAAACCATCCAGCAGAGTCGCAAGCGTGCCTAGGCTGAACAAGTTGGCCAGGATCGTTCAGAAGATCAAGGCCGAGCGCATTACCGCACGCTCTGTAATTGTCAAAGCCGGTAACTTGAAGCAGACCTCTTCCTTTCCACCACACACCGGGTGTCTTTCCGTGAGCGGCAGAAATTCGGACGGCCTCTGGACGGATATTTCCTAAATCGGCACGTCCGTCGTAAGCGTGCCCAGAAGCAAGTTCTTCGAGGTAGGTGAATTCTGCGGTCTCATGAGCTACCTGCGCAATAAAAGCCGCCTGCCTCAGGGCATTATTTATATCAAACCGATCCATCGCATCTTCCAAAGGATCGAGGAACCGAAGTAATTTGCCCGTCTTCGCCCTTCGGCAGACCATTGAGAGCTGTTCTATTGTTATCATTCTTCTCCTTCTTTTTGTATAGGCTCTGTGGTTTGTATGCGACGCCAGATTCCATGCATGTTAGCTAGTAACAGCAATGGGACGTATACCCAGTTTGGTACCATCTCTCGTAAATCAGGGGATACTGCCAGGATCGCACCAGACAATGCAGTTAAAAAGGCTGCAATTGTGTGGTCACGAATTGTCTTCGATTCAGCTATCTGCTTCGCCATATCCTATCCTCATCGATTGAATTGCCTTGGCCACTTTGATCGCTAACTCCTTATCGATTGACAAAAGTAGCTCGTAGGCAGTGGTTGAAGCTAAGCACAAGGCTGCATTATGATAAGCCTTGGGCCCATCCGAATGTTCAACTGAGGATCGCTCGATCCAAGCTGCATATGATTCCCTAGTTATAGGATGTAGATAAAATCCATTTTCATTTCTGGTGAGTTGCAGTTTATGGCGTCTGGCAAAGTCCCTCCAAAGCAACTCGTGGTATTGAATTAATGATCTATTCATTTTTCGTGAACTCAATTAGGCAGTCCAACTTGGCACTGGCTTCTTTTATAGTCTTAGGGGAGATTTCAGAACAATGGGTGGGCTTTGATCTTGCGACCCTTCCCTTTTTCTCTTCGATCACCACAGACGTTATTGGTGGAAATTCGTACTTAGGAGGAGAGTAGTAGTCCAAGTTACTTATCAAAACCAAGTTCTCGTCTTTTTTCTTCTCACCGGGCGGGACTGAGCAGGCGCATGCGGTTAAGCATAAAATACTAACTAATACCCTCCTTATCATTAAAATTTCCTCCTAGGCCACTGATCGATTAAAGTATCGACCTTTTTTCCAAAATCTTTTATATCCTCCCGTTGCTCGTTACGCATTTCCTTTATCTCAGCTCTCAGCGATCTTATCTCTTCTCGAAGAGCATCATTCACTCGTTCCTGGTATACCTCACCTCGCTTAAGCGAAGAAACGTCATTCTGAAGCGAGTTATAAGCTGTGATTCCCGATGCTACTAAGCCTGTGGCAATACCGATTAAGCTGATTAGAAGCTGGACGGGAGATGGCCCGCCACGTCTTTCCGGATCATTGTTTTGGGCCATCCTACTACCTCATATCAGTTGAAAACAAACCACAGAAATACTAAGCCGCCGCCGAGGAGAAACACTGCGGTGTACTTCGATGCCGTTAACCAGTTAGCGGCTTTGACCACCACCTTGTCGGCTTCCTTATCCACAGCTACGCCAACTTTATTGGCAATGTCGGCCACCTTAGTTTCAAGATCGTTCACGCGTTTCATCACTTCATCTTCAAATGCCATTTGCTGCCTCCGTTCAAGTTAAAAGTACTGCTCTTTAAGATGCGCCACTGCCCTGCTAAGTAGTTGGCACACTCTGCTCTCACTAACACCGATGGTTTCCCCAACCTCTTTCATCCTCAGGCCTTCGCCGTAGTATAACTGCATGGCCAACCTTTGTTTTTCTGGTAAATCTTTCATCTTGCAGTTGATTACCTCTAGTGCATTCTTCTCAATAAGAATATCCAATGGGGTTTGCTCTGTCGCATAAAGATTTTCCAACAAGTCTGCTTCACCACTTTTATTCTCGTCGCTTGTCAGTGTGATAAAAGCAAACTCATCAATCATCTCGATATCAAGGCAATCGTTTAAACTGACCCCCATCTTAGCAGCTATTTCACCACGCGTAGGAAACCTCCCTAGTGAAGCCGTTAGAGCATCCCGAGTCTTTTTAAAGCATCCAACTCCGACCCTCGCTTTTCTTGGTAAATGATCATGCTTTCGCAGCTCGTCTAGCATAGCTCCTTTCACGCGTGCATTAGCGTACGTAGTGAACTGGTAACCCTTGTCCTCGTACTCGTCAAGAGCCTGCATCAGTCCTACCATTCCAACCTGAATAAGGTCATCGATCGAGATGATAGAACTGTAGGGAAGGGTGCAGTGCAGCCGCTTCGCCGCTCCTACCACGAGCGGTGTGTATCTTGCCAAGTCACTTGATAAAGGCATAGACAATGGTAAGCACGACTGATGCCAATCCCCAATAGAAAAGATCTTGCTTACCCACCTCACGAGGATTCCAGTGGTGCTGCTCAAGTTCCCGAAGAAAACCGAGGGTGAAGGATGCTAACCCAGCACCCCATGATGGCATTGAGTAGAAGGCGATAAGGAATATTGCAGATGAGTACACAATATGCAATATTTGGTCACGAGCCTCCTGCCACCACTGTTTTCCGCTATGAACATGAAAAATAACAGCACAAAATTCCTTAATCATATCAGTCACCATTGGATGGCATCAAGTTGTTCTTGTGTTGGCGAGTTCCCAAGCGCGATTATCTGGTCGATCAGTTTCTGCCGTTTGCCCGTCAGTTGCCCCGATAGTGCTTGGTACGCAGCCGCCTTTACCAAGATCTTCGCCGCTAAGTCGGCTTTAGATATTCCTCTTGCCTCGGATGCCGCGTCAATCCATGGAGTGGGGATGGTGTTGCTGGCAGTCCACTCGGCTGCTTCCTTAACCTGAGTTGGCCAACTTTCTCTCTCCTCCTCAGGGTACTCCCCTCTAATGGCTGCGAAAGCGAGGGAGTAGGCTGCATTAATTCTGGAAGTCGCTCCATCAACACGTTCTTTGATTACCTCCAGCTGATATGCCGCTTCGATGTCTGCGTCTGTTGGAACCGGCTGGTCAAACTCCCACTTGTAGATGTATGGGCCGTTCCCGTCATCCTGGAGCCATACATCTGCCCAGGTAATGTTTGGATAAATCCTTTTAATTGCCGCAAAAGTAATCATGGTTTCAAATATATCCCCGTAAAATATCCGGAGTCGACCTTCGGGGTCGTTCCAGTAACCGTTGCATACATTTCAACGTAATCAGTGGTGCCGTTAAAGTACTCGAGATACGAGCCCACCGAAGTCATTCGGGCGCAGTTACCCGAGGATAACTGGGCTTCACTGCAACGTTGACCTGGAGCTCCGTTAAGGTAGAAGTTGGCGTATCCCTCAGTCAAAGCTGTCCCTGTTAAAACAAACCCACCAGTTATAAAATACCAGCCAGCTAGCAAGGGAGTAAATCGATCGCTAGCGTACCATCCTTGGTTATCGTGCACTTCAGTAATGGTTGTTATCTTCGTCGCCACTCCAGACGTGACGCTCTGAGCGGATGCTGATGCCTTTACCCCCTTGAATGACGCTGGAAATATATCAAGGGTAGCGCGCGCTGCCGCGGCATTGGTATCGTCCAGCAGTGTTTGGATAAAATTGCTTACGGTGTAGGTGAACGGGGCTAATGAAACAGTCCATGCCGTGTACGTTCCTGATCCAGAGGTACCTGTAACACTCACCACCAGAGCCCCTGTTCCTGAATTGTAAGATGTCACGTCCCCTATCATCCAGTTAGTGGGCGTGGTTGTGTACGCTATTTTAACTGTTTGTCCAGGAACGTAGCTCTTGCCGGTTTGGACGGTAAGGCTCTTGCTTCCGGTACCTATCGCGAGTGACGTCGTGCTGGTTGAATTTGTGGCGTTGTTATTGAGGGCGTCGACTACAGCGTTAGTCTCCGTGACAAACTGTGCTAGAGAGGCAACCCAAGCATCTGCAGTAACGATGAACGCTGAAGATGATTGATTTCTAGAAGGGGCGCTTGGTAGAGGTGTTATGGCAGGCATGTTATGTTAATCCTTCGATTTCGATTGAACAATACGACTTGTAGAAGCTAGTGATATTGACTGAAAAATCTTTAAAAAATCCATAGACCACGGTAGAGTTGTAGTCATCCGACCCAACATAAACTATAGGCGTTGCCCGATATCCTGCTAACAGTGAAGCAACCCAGTCTACTTTTCCAGAATCAATTATCACGTCGAAAGACGCGATCTTACTATACGCCCTCTCAACGATAGTGAAGTTTCCGTAGATATCAGTGCTCTTTGTGCTGTAATCCGTGATACCAACCTTGGTACCGTACTGCGTTGCGCCAAGGTTGACTTGAAGCCCAAAAACTACTGCGCCGCAGGCAACTGTCTCACCGGTTGCCGTCAACGTTATATCGACCTTAGGCGCGGCGTAGGGCGGTAGGTCAGTCACCGTAAAATCCTTCAATCTGGCAACTGGCTCGAACAAATACGAGTACCAATCAGTTACCCCACTGTCTGCAACGAGGCTGAAGGTTTGGTCATAAATTACGCCGTCAACCGCATCTGTCACCACTATGTGAACTGAAGCCGCATCGATGTTCAAGACAGAGATTGAATCTACGCGCTGCCCTGTTGGAGCCTGTAGGCTGATGGCTATACTGTCAGCCTTTGTTGTCTGCGATGTCACCGCAGTATCGAACATTTTCCACCGGTTGGTGGACCCCAGGTCAGTCCACCAAGTTCCGGTAGTGTCCAAAGTAGGATTATGATTTGTGTTGCTATTTTGTACAGACTCATAAACCTTATGAACATTTGAAGCTACGTAAATGACCCTGTTCCCCACAGCATAAGTAGTCCCGCTGCTCCAAGCCGCGTAGTCAGTTTCAGCTACGCTACTTGACAGAAGTACAGAGTCATTTATCGTTATTGGCCGTACTATTTTCATGTTAGTGAAGTCCTTGACATTGGCATCCCGATGCCTTCCCACCTATCCATGAACCTTGCCATCTTCGCAAGATTTGTGGCGATGGCAACCTGGCCGTTTCGCAACTCCTGCCTGAGCATCTGCAGCTCATTAACCACAGCGGTGTCGTTTGCCTGGGTGCTAGATAACATATCCATCAAATCCCTGTTATCTGCCGCAGGGATGATTCGCTCACCTTCATGGATGTTAGCTGTCATGTCGTAAGGTACATAGTTAGTGCCAACATCGAAGGACGGCAGCACACCGTACCTCTTGACATCAGGACTCGATGTCGGTACCTCGAACCCGTTAGCCGCAAGTCTGATGTAACGCGTATAGTCCACGAGAGTGGAGAAGGCATCTGCCGATAGATTCGCCGTCACCTTCTCAATTTGCTGGTTAACTTGCGCGAACGCCGGTGCCAACTGAACTAGAGCTGCAAACATATCCTGCCCTGCGTCAGTGCTCAAGTTCTGAGCTTCAACTAGCTTCCTAAACTCATCCCGAGTCTTTGGAACGGCGATGCCCAGAACTTGAAACTCCTTGTTCAACAACCTACTGGCGCTTGCCGCTTTTTCAGCATCGGTGTAAAACTCATCGTAGAAGGGTTGGAGCGTAGAAGCTGCTCCTTGCACCCCTCCCAAGAGATTTACCAATCGATCCCTCATCCCAAGCGTTGATAAACCGGTTCCTCCAAATGATTGGCCAGTCAGGTCAATCATCGCGTTCATGAGCTTAAACTCGGTGTACGCCCGCGCTGCAGTCTGAGTCAGTGTTTCACCCTCCTGCTTAAGATTCTGCAGTTCGGGTATCAGGTGTCCAGCGATGCTGTCCGCCAAATCCTGCGACAACTGCTTTTGCTGCTCTTGAGTACTGACCTGACGTTGAATCGCGAAAGTCCATCCTTGTAAAGTTCTGCCGGCGTCACCGGTATACTTTATGAAATTTAAGATAGGTTTCTCAGTCACCCCGACAAGCGCGTCCAGCATTGCATCTTGTTCTGGATCAATTCCCAACCCCCGCCGACCTTTCTTCTTAGCAAAGGAGAAGATTCCAGTCTTACGCTTCCAGTCAGCTTCGAATTGTCCAGAAAACCCACTCTCAGAGAACGTGCCAGTAAGTTCTTCAGGCCCTAGCTTCTTAGGCCCGGCGCCAAATAGCCCGTTTATGATGTTAGCCCCAATCCCTAAGATCGGAATAGCGCTAAGGGTTTTCCACACGCCATTGTTGCTTATGGTCTTGTTTCCTGCAAGGAACCTTGAAGCGATATCAGCAACAGCCAGGATAGCCAGCGGGCCTGCTAAAGCGGCAAAGGCTGTTCCCGCTCCAGTCAATGCCGCACCCGCCATCCCAGAACCGCCTAGCGCCGTTCCCGCACCGCCTATGAAAGCTGTTCCTGCACTGGCCCCTGCGGTACCTACACCTGCTCCAAAAGCCGAGCCTGCAGTTACCGCGCTAAGTCCTAGCGCCTCCCCTATGCTAGAGGTGGCGAACGAAGTAGCGAGGCCACTAGCTCCTCCATTAAAAAAGCCGAGGATCGATCTTCCTCCTGATGCCAGAGCGCTCATCAGATTTCCAGAACCTCCAGAAAATAATGAACTTCCGACGGACTCTGCTATTCCACTCGTCAGCGAGTTTGTAATCGACGTCCCTATCTTTATCAACCAAGGTCTGGCTGTTATCTGATAGAGCAGATCAAACACTGCCATTTTGAGAGCTTGGCCAATTGAAGCCATTGCGCTGATGCCGTGCGCAGCAAACTGAACGAAGGCTGTTCTTCCTGTTTGCTCGATTGACGCGCCTATCTGCATCCACTGCTGGGCAACTTTGCCTGCTTGCTGCTCTATCAACAGGTCTTGCTGCAGCCTTGCAACAGTTTCAAGATCGTTGGCGTAAACCATGTACGCGCCATGCAGTGGGCCGGCATACTCTGCAGCATTTCGCAGATTTTGTGCCATCTCTCTTTCCTTCGCTCCAGCCAGCTCGAGTTGTTTTTCGAAGGTGGCACCGATAAGAGCGTTTTGTGTTCTCTGCGCGTCTATCTGATCCTGAAGGCTTAATACCTGTTGCTGTCCTGCGTTGGTTAGTGAGTCATAGGCGTTTTTCGCGAAAGCGGCCTGGTCTGTCAGCTTCTCCATAAGACTGAGCTCTTCCAGAAGGCCAGTCAATTTCTCTTTTTGCATCTTATTTAACTGAAGTTCTCCATTTTGGAGCTTCATCATCGCGTCAAGAGATGTCTTCTGGGCCTCTGTTAAATTCTTGCCAAGAGACAATTCAAGCTGGCTCGCAGCGATTTTCCCCTTTATCGATTCGATAAGCTTTTTGTATTCGTTGGCTGCTTTCTTTGCTGCATCTGCATCCACAACCATGGCTTCCGTGTGTTTCTTAGCCGCGCCAGTTGAATTTGCCAACGCCTCCGCATGCTTACGCTCCTCGTCAATAAGTTTAAACCTGGCATCTGCCAGTCTTCCATACAAGCCAATATCCTTTTCCCAGGCCTGCATTTCCTCGCCACGCTGTTGGGCCATTTTCTTTGCCGCGTCAAGTTGCCCAGAAAGGACAAGCTTGGTCACGTCGTACAAGAGCATGGCGTTCTTGTACGTCTGAATAAAAGAATTGCCAACGAAGCGGAACGCATCCACTACAAAGGCCGCAACTCTGATTGCATCGCGACCCCACTCTCTCAACTGCCCCTTTGTCGCAAGATCAGTTGCTTCTTCGTTGGCTCCTTTGAGTCCCTTGGTAACTCCCTCTACTGCAATTACCAAAGCTTCGTTGAACGTCTCGCCCAGGGTCAGCTTGAGATTATCAAGATACCGCTGCATAGAGTTTAGCTGCTTCCCAGCGGTACCCATAGCTGCTTCATAAGAACCGGCGATAGCTTCACCCTGCTGCATCACAGCATTGACCACCGCCTGCGTCTTCTGGGCTTGTGTCAACTGAGCGGTTGTGATGCCCAGCGTATCGGCCATCTTCTTGTACGACTGCTCCATCGAGACATTTATGCCAATCATCCTGAGTACGTCAGTTTGGCCTGTCTGAATCCCATGGATGAGTCTTGCGAAAGCCTCAGATGAATTGATATTGCCGATCACAGCCGCATCTTGAGCTATTCTCGCCAACTTTGATGCTTGGTTCAGATCAATCTGGGCTTGAACCAACCGAAGTATCTGTTGGCGAGATTCAACCATGGAGATACCAGTCTTCTGCAGCGCTACGGCCTGGGCCTCCATCTCACGAGCAGAGAACCCGGCGTTGTTCCCGACCACCTTCATGGCCACGGCCAGGGTTTCATACCGCGCATTAAGAAGCGTAGCATCCTTGATATACTCGGCGATCTTCAAACCTCCGTAAGCAGCCGCAGCCGCTCTAGCCGCAGCTGCCAACAGGCCGGTGGCAGAAGTGAGCTTAATGGTTGAACCTTCAGCTCGAGTTCCTGCCTCCGCCAACGTATCAAGGGCTTGTTTCCCCTTGTCTACCTCACGTGTGTCTACTGCTATACCTAGGGATGCTATATCAGCCATCTATTTTTCCTTTTGTCTGCTATTGACAAATTCGATGTAAGCCGCATCGATTTTCTTTATCGCCTTCAGCTCCCACAGCTCTAGACTGATTGCATTTATCAAACACCAACCAAAGATATCCGACGCGCTTAACCTACTAATGCCGAAGCCCGTGTTAACTCTTTCGTAGGCTAGGCTGTTAAAGTGTTCCCATAGGTGCGCTGCAAGCACTGGAACTTCAGGGGCTTCCGCCAGCATCTTTGGCATGACCCCTGTATCATCCCATATCTTCTTCAGATGAGTCCTCAGCGGCTGACCGTCGTCTTCGAGTTCGTTAAGTTCAAATTCTGACTTCGCAAACTCGATTAAGTCGTCGGTCAGAGCCGCATAAAATTTCCGAGGTCATCCGATTGCCTGGTCACTTGAGCCGCAATGAGATGGTTAATCTGACACAGCTTTAAAGCATTTTCAGGAGTGCAAGGCTCGCTTATTCCGCGCCACTTAGCGATTCTCACCGCGGCTAAACGTTTACCAAAATCAACATCGCTCTCCAAGGTATCGAATTCCACGTTCTTCTTCCGTCCGGAAGCTTCACGGATGGCCGCCTTTCTGCGCCGTTCATTTACCAGCTCAGAGACCGCCCGCGTCACTTTTTCGGAATGGGCTCCATACACAGAGATGAAGATTGGTGTTGGTTCTCCATCCGGGCCTTCAACTTGGAACTCGAATGGAACTTCGCTCGCCTTGACCGCGTTTAAGCTTTCAAGGGAGTAGGACATTTCTGTCGATTGACCTTCTTTCATTGCTTGTCTCCTGAGGGTTAAATTAAGCTGCGCTGTCTTGCATGGATATGATGGTGTTATCCCAAGCTAGGGCGGCACCACCTGCACCGTTCAACTCCGCTACGAAGTTATACGTGCGGATGATTTCCTTTTCACCATCGTCTGGAGCATCTCCAGTGAACTTGATACGACCAAGCGTGATGGTGAGAAAGTCTGCGTTGTTTGAAGCATCAGTTGCGGCAACCAGAATCAGGGAGACCGCCGTTTCGTTGTCGAACAGGGTTTGGAGCGTCGCACCGTCAAACTGCCCTGTGAATGAACCTGACACCTTCAGCCGGGATTGGTTAAGATCGGCAGCCACAACAGAGCCGATAACCGCGGCCATCGGCGTGACGCCTGAATCGATGGTTAATTGAGCACTTGTCGCCGTCGCCACTTTGGCATTGTTAACGTAAAGCATCCCACGCACCGCCTCAACCGTATTTGTGGTTGTTTCGGCTCCTGGAGTGGTCATCTGCTGGGTACTGTTGAGGGTTCGCGTACCGATCCCAACGATATCAAAGCTCACCGTAGCGGCGCCGCTTGACGGCAGGTTGATCTGTGCTTGGCTTATCTTGCAGTCAGGGAACAGCTCAGACCGAGAGATATCCGAGTACCAGTCCTCAAACGTCAGGTACTTGTTCGTCTGTCCAGATACTGGTGCATACGACTTCTTCCCTGTAACGGTAAAAGTGGCGGACGCGATGGGGCCTTCAGCTACCAGAGAACTGTTATTGAGTGTCACAACCGTCAGAATTGTCGCTGTCAACGACGTAATCAAGAGGTTGTTGTTCAGATTGGAAGCGTTAAACGCGCCTGCGGTTAAACGACCAATATCGCCTGCCTTGACCCCATCAGTCAGCCACGATCCTGAGCCGCGGGTAACCGTGTAAGGGCCGGTGCCTGCGATCGTAACGGAAAGGCCGGTGCTCGCCGCCGTGGCAGCAAAATCCTTTCTGAGGAGCTGTTGAAACAGGACTGAGTACGTCAAAGGCGACAGGTTGCCTTCAAGCTTCCCAGACAATGATTTCTGGCCGTACGTTACGCCCGTATCCTGCATGTGGGATGCAATTTCGTCATTCGCGGTAATGGCACGAGTGGCGTTGAAAGTGGAAGTCTTGCGCCGTAAAATCTGGCCACCAGACCCGGTCTTCGGCGTTCCTAGCGCCGTTTGTATGCCGACGACTGTTTGTTTGTATAACCCTTTTGCTATTGTCATTGCTTATTCACTCCTAGATTAAAGTTAAATCCTCGCACGCCACCTAATTCTGACCGGAACAGCCCACCGATCACCATCTTCCCTTCCAGATGAAACTTCAGGAACATCCTCGATGTTTACCGTCACGCTTCCTGATGTGAATGAAGCGCCGCGATAAAAGGTTGCTCTTATCAATTCCGCTCTGGCCTCCGCCTGGGCTGGGCCTGTTTGAAGCGGGTACATGAGAGTTATTTGGTAAAGACCCTGCTCATAATAGTGGGCGCCGGCAAATTCTGAATTGTCTGGACGCGCAGGGAGAAGATTGGACTTTTGGTAAGGCACTCCTTTAGTCGGAGTAAACGACCAATTCTCCCACGCTGTATCCAATGCGGGGACCATAGTCTTTAGCGCGCTTTCCAACGCAATTCGCACGTTTACTATGCTAGCCATTCTTGACCTCCCCAGCAACTACATCGACGATGTTCTGAAACTCAACTGAAACCAGCCCAACCATTCCTCTCGGCGCCTGCTTCGACCAACCATTCTCAAGCGCCGGCATATACGACAGATTGCTTGTTATGTAATGAATAGCTGGCTTTGGATTTATGTCCGACGTAATCTTACCAAGAGTAGACGAGCCATCGGGATCAATCGTGCCTGAACCGCTGCTCGGTACATTGAACCCGTATTGCCATGACCCCCTCGCCCGGCCGCCAACATATCCCGGTGGAGGACTACTCTGCCATAGATCAGGATCACCAACAGGAGTACGCTCGATTATCCGCGCCCCTATCTCGATTATGACCTTCCTAGTGGCCACCGATAAATTCTCGGCGCTTTTATCAGCAAATGCTTTAAGATCACCTTTGAATGTCATGGTCTAATATTGCAGTCGTAAAGAAGAGATGTTCCGCCAGGATTAATTTCCTTAACGCTCATTATGGTGAACTTAATGCCGTTAACCGTGACTTCATCGTTCACCTGAGGTTTGCTTATTCCTCTGGGGGATATGAATAACTGCTGATCTCCTTCCTTGATCAAAGTGCCGTCGATATTCTTGATCAGGTAGTTGAACGGCGTGCCCTTGCCTGTTTCAACTGACAAGGTCTCGATCGCGCTGCCGGTAGCCGTATCGTAACCACCCGCTACTCTCTTCGTGATGCTGATGGTTAGACCGTATCGGGACAGGATTTGATAGGCGTTGGCCTGAACTTTATCGTAATTCATACTCTCACCAAGGGCACAGCCCGGCCACGATTCTTTAAGTACGGGCTAAGCATGTCATCAATCTCAACGTACTTAGTCTGCCGAGAAGAATTTGGATCATAGGTCGTTGAGATGGGGCCAACTTGCTCACTTAGCACGGCACGCTCTTGATCAGGAACCAGTGCAGCGGTTGCCGCCCGTAAGGCAAGAGAAGCGCAGGCGTTCTTCACCTCAGTTGGCACGATCGTATTTTCGTAGTATTGGGTAAAGTTAGTCGGCCCGTCCAGCACTGGGACGATATCTCGGGGCCAATCTAACGACTGGGATACTGATTTCTTCACACCAGCCCAAGCTGCTCGATATCGTCCGACCATGTAGTCAGTGGCTTTTCTCAGGGAAGCCTCTTTTACATCATCATCCAACGAATCCCAGGCTGTGTTGCCTCTGTTGGCATGGTACGTGTCAGCGTAGGCTGTGGTGCAATAAGATTCAGCACCACTAACCATTGTTCCATCCTCAACAACCAATGCCATGTCACTTGTCCTTTATCTTCAGGTAAAGAGTGAAGTCATCTTTGATCGTGATTCCACTCTTATTCACCGTTAGTCGAATCGTGAAAGACGCCTTCCCAAGCGTACCGCCTGAGAATACTGGCGTTATCACCCCAGATGCCTGAACTCCTTGCGAATCGCATACAAGCCCTCCTGTCACTAGGACTTCGTGCGAAACATAGGTAGCGTTCTCCTGCGTCAGCCATGTACTAAAGTCGACAGGAAAGTCAAGGATCGAGTCGGGGTCTTTTACGCCGGTAGGCTTGGCAGGATTTGTTACATCCCAGTATGACATAATGCTCCTTTAGACAGTATATCTTCTGTTTTCTGCTGCGATGGCATAATTCCTGTCCTCTGCAGCTATTTCGTAATAACGTGGATGCAACCTCACATTTGGACTGCCGCCGGTCACGATCGGATCAACTCCGCTGCTTTGCGCATTTGCAACTACAAGCGTTAGCACAACAGCACCTGGAGTGAGAGCAGGTGTGCTTCCAGCAGATGTCGATCCTGCTGAAGTTGGTGCCATTGTCGCGGCGCCGGGCGTCAATGTTGGTGTCGATCCTGCGCTTTGTGCATTAGCCGCTGCCGGAGACAGAACCGATCCATTACTGAGGACGGGCGTTGATCCGGTGGATGAAGCTACTCCGGCGGCTGGCGCTAGGGTCGCTACGCCAGGGTTCAGGGTTGGAGTAGCCCCAGCGCTTGTCGATGATGCAGGTGTTGGGACTAGTGATACAATTCCCGCGGTTAAAGTTGGCGTTGACCCCGCGCTTGTTGAATTGGCCGGAGATGGCTGCAGCACCGACCCATTGCTCAAAGTTGGCGTTGATCCCGCGCTCGTTGAAACTGCTGCAGCAGGGTTCAGCGTAACTGCGCCCGCCGACAACGTTGGTGTAGAACCCGCGCTCGTGGAAACCGCGGCAGCAGGATTTAGCGCTCCAGCTCCACCTAACGACGGATCAATCCCAGCGCTTGTGGAAACCGCGGCAGCTGGTGCAAGAACTACAACTCCCGGTGTAAGCGTCGGCGTAGAACCCGCACTTGTTGAGTTCGCCGCAGCTGGGGATACTGTTCTTGCGCCAGCGGTAAGGGTTGGTACTGACCCCGCGCTGGTCGAACTCGCCGCGGCAGGCGACAACACAACCACCCCTTGCGAAAGGGTTGGTACTGACCCAGCGCTGGTCGAACTCGCCGCGCTCGGGTTCAGTGTAAGAGCGCCTGGAGTAAGAGTTGGCGTGGAGCCTGCACTTGTTGAAGCCGCCTCAGACGGGTTGAGCGTCTGCGAGCCTCCAGCCTCCACCACCCATAACCTTCGGGCGGGGGCCTTGAAAAGAACTCTCGGGTCTTCCGACACCTTCCTTGCCAGGTTATCAGGAAACCCTTTAGAGAATACCGCAGCAAGTGAGATATCTCCATCAAAAGGCTGGCTGGTGTTAGTCGGGGCCAGCTGACCAAGACAGCTATTTCCAGTTACTGTGCCGGTTGCCGTTGCCGCGACTGATGTTAATTTCTGACCATTACAACATAACGTTTCTACCCCACCTATCTTAGAAAAAACGAGCTTATGCCATGTCCCCGTAATGGAACCAAACTGAGTCAGGGAAAATTGTGTTCCTACGGATGAGCCATTCGCCCACGATATATCTTTATAGGAAGGGTTAGTCGAGTAAAAAGGTAGAATATTATTTGTCGTTGTCTTAAACCCGGCAGGGCTTACATACTGGTTGGTGAAAGATCGTAATCTCGACACTAAGACTATCGTATAATCATTGACCGTTATGTTTGCTGCTGAACCAAGATCAACATAAGCCGTACCTGCCGGTAAGACAATAATTCCATCCCGAACTATCGCCCCATTAACGAACGGTGTTGCCTCGTTACTTATGAGGTTCACACCAGATTGCGGTAATACCACGATCCGGGGCTGATATTCCGCAAAACTTGGGGCAATTACCGCCGCCGCCCCTTGCGGGGTCCGACTTGGCATCCGGGGAAGGATTATCTCAGACATTACGCAGCTCCGGTTATATCAGCCCTGTATATGTTTCCAGAAGTCAAAGTAACCCCGGTGTCATTCTTAATCACCAACTTCAAGTATCTAGTAATCGGCAACCCCGCGAGATTAAAGAATCTCCTGTGCGTGGTGTTATCGTTACACGGCAGCGTACCTACCCAATGAAGATCGGGCTCGTTTGTAGTCGTTGTTCCACTTTCCGGTCCGCTGCCGAAATTGGAGTTGTCCAGTGAAAGTTTTGCAAAAAGAACAAGCTGTTTGTTCCCCGATGTTGAGGCGCTTGGCAGGCATTCCACCTCGAACGTCACATCAAGAGGAATGGAAGCGCCCAAATCAATCGCCGCTGTCGCCGCGTAAGTTCCTGTTGCTAATGAGGCGAGGCTGAGGAGGCCGGAGCTTCTCGTTCCCTGTGCTTGTGTTATTACAGCCATTTGTTATACTCCTCCTAATATTTCCCAGATCATTTCCTCAGTAGCCACCGGAAGATTTAGCTGCTCCATCTCCGTAGCAGGAAGCATAGCCATATTTTTCAATGCTGCCGCCTCTTCGGTAGTAAAGCCAGTAGGTAGCGGCGTTGTAGGTGCGGTTAGCGAATCGATCATAGTTATTGTTTCAGGGTCGGCGATATCAATCCCAGTTCCAGGTGGGCGAAGGTAGTAGGTCAAAACTTCCTTGACCTTAAGACTTTGCTGTGCCATGCTTTCAAGCTTACCGATGATGCTGTCAGACAGATCGGGGAGGTCTCTTAGCATAGTGAGAGTCATTATTTTATTGAATTTTGCCTTCTTCACGTCCTGAGCATTCAGCTTAACTACGATAGTGCCAACAGCTTGGCTTGACACATCTGCCGCGTAGCCTTTGCCATTTGGGTCGGCAGTGAGATGGTTTTGAAGCACCAGCTTTTGTTCGGGTGTAAGTTTACTCATTCGCCTTTCCCCTTATCAGCATTCATCGCCAAAGCTTGATCCATTTCTATGCTATAGAGCGCAAGATCATGGAACCCTTGAGGCAGATAAACACCGTTGCAGATGTTTTCATAGGATTGCTTACAGTGCTCGGCTCCATCAAAAGGCCTCGCGGCTAGGTCAATGATGAAACGAAGCACTCTGAATGTTGGATATCCAAGGTAATCCATCCGATAACATCGTGATGAAAATGTCTCTCTTGGAGACCCAAAGGTCGCCGCGTTAAAGGTTAGGTCAAGACCATAGGCAATGCCAAATAACCAGGTCTTGACCTCCTGAAACGTCATCATTGCGCGATGGAAAACACAACTCCGGAAGGGAACGCACACGAAACATCCCCGCCGTTTGTCACCAAGTCTGCTGGATCGAGCATCCCAAGGAGCGGGCTGGAGGCGTCATTGGTAAGTTCCTTGAACACGACCAGCTGCGCAATCGACCCACTAGACAAGTTCAATCCTGTCCACGTTGCAGGATCACTGGCCTTGAGAAGAACCTTGTCATTCGTAAGATCGTCGACGATCGTCTTCCCAGATAGTGCTTTCCGCCCTGCGCCGCCAAACCCACCGGTGTATCCCGTGCCGGCTGCTTCAGAGGAAACGACGTCCGAGACGAACTCATGATCAGGGTTGAAAGTGTACGCCGTCCCGGTTGTAAGGATCATGATTTTGATGCTTGTATCACCGACCCAGTCGATAGCTCCTGTCGCACCGCCAAGTAACCGACGCATACCTTTGTTATATAATCTGCTTGCCATATACCTCTTCTCCTGGATTAAATTGTTCTAAGACCTACTTGACTGAGTTGGACGAACTTACTTCTTCGCCGATGCCTGCTTCGGCGCTTCTGGCTGCGGCTCCTGTTTCGGAGGAGCGGGTGGTGCTGGAGGAGCGGGCGGTGCTGGTTCCCATTTCTTGTGAACTTCAGGATTGAAATCTGCCTCGTTCAAGAGGTAAAATCCATCGGGATTATCAGGGGCGGTAGTTGCCACCTTAACTGTCTTCGGATGCATGTCTGTTTCCCACAAATTCAGATTAAAAAGAACCCCTCCGTCTCACTGAGGCGGAGGGGCGATTCTCGGCTGCAATCAGTTTGAAGGTTAACCCAGGAGGGTGCCGATGTGGCGCGGTGTGATTCCCTTGACACCCCAGGCCAGGCCGACTTCGATGTGAACTTGACGGTACTGGCGATACATCGCAACCTGGAACGCCAGGCCGGTAATTGGATCGGTGAGCTCGATCACGTCGTCTGCAGCGTCGCCGCCGTCTGGCATCGCAGGAGCGCGGGTAAGCAGAGCGATGGCCGAACGCGGGAAGTACATGCTACGCTCCGCTGCACCGACCACCGTCACCGCCGTAGCGGAAGTGCCGATCGCCTTGCGCAGGCCGGGCTCAGCCAGGGTAAGTACGCCGCCGGTGAGAGCGGTGCCGACCACGTACTTGTTGGTGTCGCCGGCAAACGTAACTATGTCACCAGCCAGGATCGTTCCAGTACCAGTGATGAGGGTAATCGCCGTCGCGCCAACCGCGTAGCCAGCCGTGTTTGTCGTGTAGGACGCACCTGTACCGACCGTTGGTGTTTTCACCTGCGCGGAGTTGTGAACCATAGCACCTTGCAGCTGGCCGATAATCCCTTGGCGCAGCAATTGGTCAGTTCCAGCTTCGTTCACTTTGAACAGCACGGATTGCTTACCACGAAGGTTGGCAATCGCTCCGGAACCGAACACTGCATGCAGATCGGCCATCGGAGCACCGTTGTCTTCCAGGATTTTCAGCATCTGGGCACTGTCCGACAGATCGCCTGCGGTGCCAAAAGGCGCGGTGCCGGCGGTGCCGTAGGCGCGCGAGCTGCTGGAGCACAGGGCGGCAAGATCGGCCTCAACTTCATTGCACAGGACACGAAGAGCTTGTTGAAAGCGCTGTTCGTTGACCGAAGGGAACATTCCTGAGTTCTTCACGCCTTTTTGCTCTTCACCAGACCAACGAACCGGCACCATCCGAGACTTGGTAATCGTCATGGTGGTATTGCCGATCGCTTGATCACCGGTATCAGGCGCCGTCACACCGGGCGTAATATCCGCCGCGGTCGGAATGGGAACGATGGGGATGTTAACGGTTTCATTTAACGCAACCTGCTCAGCACTCGAATCACGCAGCACAGCCGGAATAAACCCGATCTGTTCACGAGATACGACGTCCAGCGCGCGATACATCGTCGGGATGAGGTTGGTCAGCGTGTTGGCACCAAGAATCAAGCCGCTCCGCGCCATGTAGTGGAAGACCAGGTCGTGCAGGATAAGCCCGACTGCTTTCATATACAACCGGGCGGTTGAAATAATACTTTTCATTACGTCCTCTCAAGTTTATGGGTAAATTAAAAGAAGAAAGTCTCCACCGTCCCGGTTTTAACTTCGGCGGTTAGACATCCCGTCCGACCGCCTTTTGCTACAGGTGCTGCTTAATCAACAAGCGTGTGAGTCCTTAGCATCTCAGCTTTCTTGTCCGCAGACAAAGCATTCCATGCCGCACGCTTTATCACTTTGTTGCCACCGCTTAAATCTTTGCCGCCTGTCGCTCCGCCCCCAGCGTTCCCAGCAGGGAACCAGTGGGGAGCGGCGTCGCGCATACCTTCCAGCCACTCGGCCGGGCTGAACGGAGTTTTTCCATCCTTGCCGATAACCGGCGTGCCGTCTTCTCCGAGTTGGACTGCCTTACCGTCTTCAGTGAGTCTGAAGATCGACCGAGCTCGAAGCATGGCATCTTCGATGGCATGGTTGTGAAGTCCTGCAGCCGAAGCTGCTTGGCGAACTTGGTTTTCCAAGACGAGATCGTTGAATTTGGAGCTGCGTTTCTTCTCGGCTTCGACCATGTCCTGGGCAGCCTTCAGCTGCTTGTTGAACTCGATTTCGCGCTTCGTGAGGCGCTTGTTAACCACCTCATCGATCTTACCTTCTTTGATCAGCCTGGCCTCGCCGTCATCCTCAAACTTCTTCATCAGGTCTCTCACCTGCTCAGGATCGATGCCGGTAAACCGTTCTTCCAGCTCCTTCGCTTGTTGGCGCGCCTTCCTGGCGCTTTCGCGTTCGGAGTCCAGGGCTTTCTTCAGGCCAGAAGTATCCTCAAGACCTTCAACTTGGAGATGAAACTTCCCGTCTTTCTCCACGTAAAGAGTCCTTACCGCTTCCGGCGCGTCTTCCAGTTTGTCAACCACTAATTTCACTGCCATGCTTAATCCCTCTCGGATTTTAGTTAATGAAAAGACGCGTCCCGCGCCTCAGGTTTGCCTATCATCCCGATAGGCAGGGTGTTACGAACCTGTTGCAGCAGCAGCTCTTTGCCGCCTTGGTTACCTTTTTATCCTTGATCCTGTCTTATGATCGAAAATAGACCCCAGTACACCCACATTTACACGCGATCCTGTCTTAGGGTCAAATTTATGTCCTAGAACACCTTTATTGACCTTATGTTTGGAAACCTTATGGGCACGCTTAGTTGCCATTGCTGCCGCCCGAGCGGCGTCTGTCCATGCCACGCTGAAACTCCTTTTTAGGTTGATTAATCAGTTATCCTTTAGCTTGATTGTTCGCGCGTCGACGCAAACAAATCCGAATCCTGTTCGTATATAAACCCCAGCCTTGCTCTCACAAGTTAGCTGCTCTTTGTGCAAAGCCACACTAGCCATAACAAGGCACACCGCTATTGCGATGAAAAACACTGCTGCGATGATAGTTTCTTTATCCATCTATATGTCCATCGCACATTGTTCCGTGCAATCTCTGCAGCAGTTGCACATCACATCTGAATCTTGGTAACCTAGCTCTTTCTTGCACGGGCAGAAGTGCATTGGGCCAAGCTCTGATCCTTCTTCAAGTGGTGTCCCACATCTTTCGCATCGCATCAGTCGTATTTCCTTTTAAGTTCGGCCAGGGTTAGCTCTCGCCCCTTGCCGTCAATCAACTGGGCAAGTGTAATCTTGCCATCACGCCAAAGTTGTGCGCGCCCAGCCCCAAGCTGCTCGTCCTGCTGCGCTTTAGGCTGACGCTTGAGAAACTCATCAAACGTCGTCTTGGAGCTGATCGGCCCGTACTTTGAAGCGCGCATTCCTTCAGGAACCTCAGGAAGGTCAACACCGAGTTCACGAAAGGTCTTCGTAACTGGAAGCAAAACGCATCGATCATTCCAGTGGATCGGAGGATTTCGGAAGGGAACGACGTGGCCAACTGGCTCATGATCTTCGGTATTCTTCCAAACTCTCCCAGAAAGCGCGATGCACTTTGGGCAGACGTGGCCATCCATAGCTGAAAACCACTTCAGCTCCTTAATGATATCGGTATTGGCCTCGAATACAGACATCCTCGAATCGTTGGCGACTGTCTGCATCGAAGTTTGCACGATGGCGGCCACGTTGTGTCTCGGCGCGGTCAAAGCACCGATTGTCGTACTACTGCCAGTAATCCTTGAGATTACCTGCGCGTTGTTCTCGCCTTGGACAATCCCCTGCCGAATTGCGTTCGACACGCTGAACGAGGTGCCAGATGCCATCCGTGACCACCAGTCGCCCATCGGCCCGCCCTCGATCAGAACTTCCCTCGAGATGCGAGCTAGCTCAGCGGCTGTCGGCAAGGCGACGGCAGTATTCACCACAGCCGTTCCTTCAATAATCCTTGCCGTATGCCTAGCCTGCGCTTCAGCCAATCCCTCGATATCGAGGTCAAGTTCTCGCTGGGCGCTTTGGTAGTAGTTTTTGATAATCTTGTCGACTTGGCGCAGCAGTTCTTTCTTTCTACCGGCACTAAACGCGGTCAGCTGCTTAGAGGCAACAGCAGAGGTCAACTCACGCTGCATTATATCAAAGATCGCAAGAACTCGTTGCCGAGTTCCAGCTTCAAGGCGCCGAAGATCGAGCTGGTAGCTGATTAACGCGTCCTGAAGCGCTTGGTCTACATTCAAAGCCACTTAACTAACCCTTGGGATGAAATCTTTTTCAGTCAACGGAACCAAACTGTACCTCTCAGATACGAAGGCGTCGAACGTTTCCTCGAAGTCCTTCGGGCAGCCGACATATCGCTGTACCGTAAGGATCGGCGTCCTGCCTGCTTCGATCGTGAGGGTAAGTGCTCTCACGTTCTTGTCCTTGACACCAAACGCGTTGAGAATCATCTCGCCGAAATCATTGGGCGGCATCATACTACCTCCTTAAACTTTGTTTGTCACTGTAAGCATGACAGGTGGGTGGAGATTGTTCACAATGGTCAATCGGATCGGGACACCTGCAAGGATGTTAGCGATGTCTACTTCGGATGGCATCCAAAATGAATGGATGAGACCTAGTCCCTCATCAACCGTGACAGGCAGCTGAGCGATATCCTTTTCACTCACGCCTTTCGGTGGACCGTATATCCGATTTGTTGATTCTGTTTCTATGGGGCTCATTGCGTTACTTCCTGGCCAGCGCCCATGATAACTTGGTTATCGATCTGAGCCTCTTCTTCCTCGAACGTTTTCTCGTCCGCAATGAGTTGGCCCTGCTTCAGGTTGTCGAACAAGGTTTCCTTGCTGATGCCACCGGCTTGCCAAGCAGCCATGAGTGCGGTAAGCATTGGTGCATCCATCTTCAACGGCAGGAAGTCACGGTTCAGCTCGAACGACACGACCTCTTGAACTCCTTGCCAAGCGGCAAACCACTGCAACACCTTCGTCATGCCTTGGCTGATGGTGATGGCAATCGTCGAGATTGTCGATTCCTCACCCACTTGACGGCGGGTAAGTGTGGCCTCAGCCTCAACGCGGCCTTGAACCTGCGTCTCAAGCAGCCTTGCTCCAAGCACCGCCATCTCTCTCTTCTTGTCTTCGAGGTTTGTCCTCAAGGCATCGAAGTTACCCTGAATCTCCACATAATATGCTTTTGCATCAGGGCTGGGCAGCATATTCGCGACTGTACCGCCGACGTAGATTGGATTCTCCTCGTCAGCCGCGGCCCCTGAGATGAACAGGGTGGGTAATCCTGAGAAGAAGCACCCTCTCTCGTACGAGGTAGCCTGGCCGTAGTGCTTGAAGTTTGTGGTTATTAAGTCAATCAGCGGAGGTTCATCGATCTCCGGGCTGATATCGTCAGTTCCGATGAAAATAAACGGGATATAGTTGAGTGGCTGGTTGTTCATCAAGGGGAATATTTCCTCGATGAGCTCGTCTTGATCCTTGTCATCGATCCTGAACACGCGCTGGCGGTAGACGCCATTAAACAAGTCCAGCACACGGTACCGGTCTTCACAGACGACGTCAAATTCATCTTCACCTGGCAGCTCAGCTTCCTCTTTGAGGACGACCATGCTCAGCACCGTCGATCCATTGACTCGCGTGGTGCGCCAGTTGATGATGGTCTCAGCTTTGTAAAGCGTCACCAACGCACGAAGCCCCAAAGCCTGGGTATCGGCGAGCGTGCGAATTTGATCTTGGTTGACGGATGGATAATCCACCATCAAACCAACGCGGCCAACCGTCAAAGCTTCTTCCGCCACCTCTTGGGTGAAGACATAGAGGTCAGAGCCAGCCAAATCGATGTTCTTGAAGTCCTCAAGAAGAGATTCGGTGGCCTCAACCCTTGGCGGCTTGCGGAACATGATGCCCTTCAACCCAGCGATTGTCCTCCAAGATGCGTTGAACCATGGAGTCATTTTCAGGCGACGGTTATATTCGCGGTCTTCCTCTTCTGAAAGCCTTGGGAGGTAGAGTTCCCTCGCGTCATGGACAGCGCGTTCGCCGGCTGAAGCATCGCGGCACATCTTCCAAGTCGCCGCCATTTCATCGTACAGCTTGTGTTTGTTCTTTACGCTCATGGTCTACCGTTCGTTAGAAATTCTGACGAGAACCACAATTAATGCACATCGTGCCTTTTTGATCGATGCAGAAAACGTCGCATCCGCAATTGCAGGTGAACAAGCTGCTTCGGTCAGGCAGACACTCATGCATCATCAGTCCTTTGTGCGATCCGCAGCCTGGACACTCGAACCACGCGGTTCCAACCGGGGCGACCGCAATCCACTTATGCCTACAGGCTGCGCACGTCGCTTTCCCCGATATATGAGGCTTGTGCAAACCAAGTTCTATGATCTCGGCGCTCACAACCCGCCTCCAACCTGAACTCGTCTGGCGCTTGTCCGTACAATCGGGAACTTGCGCACCAAGAAATATCCCTCTGCGTCGACAGGGTGGTCATGGCCAGTCTTCTTGTCTGGTTCACCATCTTTGTCCCACGCCTGCTGCTCAAGCGCCTCGGTCGTGACTGGGCACCTGTTCGTGTTGATCAGGAACTTCCGCTCTCCGACGTCGTTGAGGATGAGGGCGTTGAACGCGTTCACCCTGTCCCGTACCGTTGGATTGACGGAAGCTACGTCGATCTTGAGTTGATACTGGCGAAGAATGCTGAAGTCTGACTCACTGGCATTCTTGCTGCTTGTGTTCTGTCCGCTGGCGTCAGGATAGATCGTCACGTGATGTCCTTTGTCGACATACCGTTCCTTGATCATTCGGCCCATGGCTGGAGTATCCCTGACTTTGACCAGTTCATCGAGTTGCATGGGTAGATCGTTTCGTATCACGTTGACCGTGGCGGTCATGTTCAAAACGTTAAAGTCCATGCCGATGTGTAATGGCTCACGCTCAGCGATCGTTGCGCTTGTATGGTTCAGTTTTCTGTCGAAGTTGACGTAGACTGAGCCGCTAGCCAGATTCGTAAACTGGCCTTTCAAGTAAGCATCGATCAGCTGTGGCGGGTAACTTGCGCGAAGCGACGGAATGTAATCCGCCGGTAAATTCTTCGCGTTGTCATGCGTGCTCGCTTGCACCAGACCGTAAAGTACCTTAAGGTCAGGTTTCTCACGAACCTGCGAGACAAACTGCTCGTAGACGAACTTGAATCCTTCAGGCGTCGTGGTAACATCGATGCCATTACGCAGACCCGGGCGATTCTCACGCATCCGAGCAATGATCTTTCGCCAGGCGATGGCGGCTTTCTCCTTCTTGAGGAGATCAAGCTCGTCAACCTGTGCGTGACCAATCTTGAAACCAACAATCTTCTCCGGGTCTTCGAGCGACCGGCAAATGATCGTGTTCCGGTAAGTCTTGCCTGAGTAGATGTCCACTTCCTTATTGGCGAAGTGAACCTTCGTCTTTAGCCCCCAGTCGAAAGCAACTTCCTCCATGGTTGGGTAGAAGATGTCTCGAATGTGGCCAAACGTTGGAGCAAAGTACCCGGCATTCACGCCTGGCCATTCCCACGAATGCTTGCACTGGGCGGCACAACCGACCCATGTCTTGCCCGAGCCGAAACCGGCTACGAAACCTTTGTATTTGTGGGGAAGGAGGAGGAACTCTGCCTGCGGTACGTTGAGCTCAGGACGTGGCCCGTTAACTTGGCTCACGACTGTTCGGACGATTCGTCTTCTGCAGATTCCGCAACGTCTTCAGCAACTCCGGCATCCACAACCGTGACTGCGATCGATGCTGGTGGCGGTGTCTCGTTGTCGTTCTCCAAGGGCTTATCACGCCATTGTGTGGGGCGACGATTCTTCAACCAGAACTGGATAGCCGTAACATCAGGCGGGTAGTGCTCGGTGAAATCTGCACTGACGATCCGTCCGTTGTGCTGAAAGAACTTTGTGGCTTTGTGTTTGTAACCTGTAGCGCGTTCGAAGAGCGACGCTATGACCTTGTTGTCGGCTTCGTCTTTGGCATCACGAAGAACCTTGGCAAAGTCAGGGAATTGCTTTTTCCATGTGACAATTGTCTGCGCGCTCACATCAAAATATTTCGCGAGGTCTTCGTATGTGGCACCAAGCATGCACATGTGCTTCACAACCTTCAAACAGTTCGGATCATATGTGGTTTTGCGTCCACCACCTTTGTTTCCGACAGAGTTCCGATTTCCTTTCATGGCTTCGGAAAGCTTGCCGTTTTTATTTGGGTTGGGTTTTTTGGTGGGCATCGGTTGAACCACAAATTTGGAGAAAGAGAAGGCCTTAAGTTAGTCTGCCTCTTTTTGTTGTTATTTGTGGTTAGTCCACAATATCCTCGGCAATTGCGTGGATAGTATCATGTTTTTATAGAAAATGACACTATTTTTTACCAAGTTTGCTCAAAATTCTTACTTGGAGATTCTCCACAATCTTATCAGCGCGCTCAATTACATCAGTGAAGATAATGACTTCCTGCTTCTCCCCAGTGGGTGGTCGTTTTCCAATCCCTTCACAAGATTTACACGCGCGATCAGAAAGACGTTCGCCTGGAAGCGCGACATACATTCTTCCCTGGCATGATTGGCAGACATCATTTATCCAGTGCTCAAGAATCCTTTCGCTCAAATTCCGAGCCTTCAGCTTAAATCTCCGTCGAACCAAGGCCACTTTTGTGAGCTGCGAGAATTGTGTAACAGCTTCTGGAATCGAGTTGACGTCGTTGAGGTACTTCACTCTGTAAATTGCCACATGCCCATTTCTGTGCGACGCCATCCCCACTGCGCCAAGAATGTCCACATCACATTCTTTTTCATGGTGCTGCAAATCCGATGAAACTTCAGCTACTGCCCAACGGCCTAAAATATCCACAAATTCTCCCTTGTTTTATGGGAGGGCGTTATATCATACCTGTGAACCAAAGTAAACAACCTGGGATGGCCGCTACACAATAATAATCTGTAGCAAATCTGTAGCAGATTCTGTAGCGAAGATAAGTTATTGTTTTTAAATTCTAATGGGCCTCTCTACTACTCAACTACAGATTTTTCTCTTATTCTAGAAAGAAAGTTAAAAAGTAGTATATAAGTATATTAAGATATAGTACTATATTATATGTATTTACCTTATTCTTAGAGAGATATATATAGTATAAGAAAAATCTGTAGCTGTAGCAAATCTGTAGCGGGAGAAAGCGACATACTTTCACCACAAAAGATGTACTTTTCCACCAACGATCTAAGACCCAGGAGCAAAGACCATGGCTGCAAAGAAACCACCCACAAAGAACCTTGAATGTACCGAAGCGCTCCACGCTCTTGTAATGGAACTGAATTTTACCCAGCGGAAGCGCTTGAAAGACAAGATTTCGATGCTGCAAAGTGCCTTCGGAGATGCCACAGACCCGCTTTCACTTGGACCACAAGTAGCCGTTCATCGGGCTAACGACGGCCGCGGGAAGCACTGGGCGGAGCGCCGCGCGCTACAGAATTATCTCTTGGTGGACGCGCACGGGGGTAAAAAACAGCTCACGCAGCTGGAGTTGGAGAACCTGACGAAGAAGAACCACAAGCAGCTTCAGGTGGCTTTTTTCAAGGGAAAAGGGGAGCTTTATGTCTCGGTTCGAGACCCACGAGGCTACGGGCTGGTTAGCGCAACCATCACAAAGCTCTGAAACGAGAAGAGGGCTTTCGCCCTCTAACCTCCGCTAAGTACGTATTTTGCACCCACAGCAATCACGGATATCACGGTGCCAACCACCAAATTCGTGGGTTTAGACAGCGCCTGCGATAAGAAGATCGCCGACAGCACTAACATCAGGTAGTATTCAAACATCAATTGACTCATAACTACTCCTAGCGGTTAAATTCAGGGTCGTCGAGGAATTTGCTTTCCGGGGCGACGGCCGTGAACGTGGAGTAATCCTCGATCGAGAGGGCTTCCTGCGCTAAGGCGAAAGCTTCTTCCTCTTGTTCAATCGATGTGGCAGCGGCCAGCAGGGCCAGGCAGTCTTGAATGGTCATTTTTATTCTCCTCAGCAAGGTTAAGGGGCCGAAGCCCCTTGTGGTTAGATTTCGTCGACCTTCTTCTTGGCTTCGTCAAGCAGTTGCTCGAGCCTGGCGATTTCCTCTTGCAGATGTTCTTTATTCCATCTTCTCGAGATATCGTCGGCCCTTATTTTTGAAACTGCTGCGATGGCGTCTGTCGTCCGCCGGCGCTGGGCAATAACCTCGCGGATTCTTTGCACATCGAGTTCGATCCACGGGCGGTCGTACTTCGAGTAGATCGTGCTGCGTTCTTCACCTCGCACGTTAAATATTCGGGTGTGCTCAGGGTTGTCTTTCTGAGCAATAGTGATGTTGCCCTTCGGTGAAATCTTTGTTACAACGTACCCAAAGTAGTAGTGAGTTTCGAAATTACCAGATTTGCAGACCACGACTTCTTGTCCAATTTCAGGTTTTTGCATTTCATTCTCCCTAAGGAAGGGGCCGAAGCCCCTTGTGGTTTAGATTTCGACGGCGTGACTAACTCTTTTGTTGCCTTGGAAGTTCCAGTCTTTCGTGGGGCCGAAGTAGCCGCGCTCGATGTTCCCGCTCAGCCACTTTCCGTTGCAGGTGACGTATGAGGTTATTCCATTTTCGACAAATTCGGGGCTGGTTTCTTGCACTTCCCTACGGCTGGTTATCTCGAACCGCGCGCCATGAAAATGTACAATGTCGCCTACCTTAAGGTCCATGATGTTTACTTGTTTTGTCGCCATTTCATTCTCCTCAGCAAGGTTCCGGTCGAAGTTGACCGTAGAAGAATCATACCACAGTTACCACACTTTGTAAATAGCTATTTTTAAATAAGCACCAACTATTTACAAACAGTCCTGCATAAGCTATATTCCCTGTCGTCAGCCGAGCGCGGCGTGTCTCCCCTCAGGGCTAATACCTCCCGGCCCCGGGTTCCACATGTCCATCACCCTCAGCAAGTGCCCATGCTCGGCTGACACCTACCTTATCTATGCTGAGAGATGAGAACTTGACCGGCTGAGGGCAAGGAACAAAGGACGATGCTGTTTAAGGGACCCGAAAAATCAAAGTGGCTAAGAAAACAACTGCAAACCGCCAAGTTGCGTCCGCACTCGGCGAAGAGAAATTAAAGACTTCTGGTTTAACGACCGATGATGCAAAAAAGCTTAAAATCAGTTTTCTTAACGGCGATCAGACCGCCGACCTGCATTCGACCTTCAACGCGCTATGCAGCCTGAAGATCGACTATCTCGATCCGTTTGGTAAGCCCCTGCCTGACTGGCCGGGCGCCAAGCCGTTCTACCGACTTCGTTATCTCGAGACCCCGACGGGTTTCGATTCCCTGACAACTAAGAAACCAGTTCGCTACGTGCAGGAGCCCGGGACGGCGCCCGTCGCCTACTTCCCTGCGAACGATCCGAACTGGGCTGAGTACGTCTCCAACCCATCCGTTCCGCTAGTTATCACAGAGGGAGAGCTCAAAGCGGCTAAGGCCTGCAAGGAAGGGTTTCCCACCATTGGCCTGGGCGGCGTCCATAACTGGAGGGCAAGGAAGCTTGGCGTCACATGGCTTCCCAGCCTGGACGTAGTCAAGTGGATCAAGCGGAATGTGTATATCTGCTTCGACTCAGACTATCGCACCAACCCTGCCGTCTGCGTGGCCTTGAAGCAGCTGGCGGAGGAACTTCAGCAGCGAGGTTCGTTCATCCACTTAGTCAACCTGCCGCAGCTGCCTGGCCTGGAGAAGGTGGGTCTCGACGACTTCCTTGTGCATGGCGGGCCGACCGCAGTCGACATGTTTGGTGAAATGCTTCATTTGGCGGAACCACTAGGACTGACCGCCCCGCTCTGGTACCTCAACGATAAGTATGTCTACGTCCAAGACCCTGGGTTGATAATCGACCAAGAGACAAGATTCAAAGTCTCGCCGACCTCGTTTACCTCGCACCTTGAGGCACCGTTGACCTATCAGGAACGGGTTCTCAGGGACGACGGTTCCATCACATTTAAGCCTGTGTCCGCGGCGCTGAGCTGGTTGAAGTGGCCGCTGCGAATGCAGGTCGGCAAGTTGACCTACAAGCCGGGACAGGAGAAGTTCGTGGATGGCGAGGAAGGACGGAGGATGTTCAACATCTGGCCGGGCTGGGGTGTTCAACCAGTCAAGGGGTCGGTGAAGCCGTTTCTCCAACTCATTGACCACATCTTCACAGGAGCCGAGGAGGACGCCAAAGTCTGGTTTCTTCGCTGGCTGGCCTGTCCGCTCCAACGGCCTGGGATCAAGATGTTCACCTCCGCCGCGCTTCACGGCATCCGGCATGGAACAGGGAAGTCGCTGGTCGGGTATACCATGGGCCGCATCTACGGGAAGAACTTCACAGAAATCAAGGAAGCCGACCTCCATAGCGGGTTCAACGAATGGGCTGAGGGCAAGCAGTTTGTGCTGGGTGACGACGTTACTGGGTCGAACAAGCGCCAGGACGCTGACCTGCTGAAGAAGATGATTACCCAGCAGGAACTCAGGATAAACCCCAAGTACGTGGCATCCTACGTAGTGCCTGACTGCATGAACTATCTCTTTACCTCGAACCAGCCGGATGCCTTCTTCTTAGAAGACGACGACCGTCGGCACTTTATCCATGAGGTTACGGTAGGCCCGTTGCCCGACCAGTTCTATATTGACTATACCAACTGGCTATCGGAGGGCGGGGCATCAGCCATCTTCCACTACCTCCTGAACTACGATCTGAACGGGTTCAACCCGGCTGCGCACGCTTTCAAGACGGCCGCGAAGGAGCGGATGATTGCGGACGTTCGTTCCGACCTGGGATCATGGGTTCGCTCGCTGGTTACGTCGCCTGATCACCACCTTAAGGTAGGCGAGATGGCCCTGACGCAGGACTTGTTTACGTCAGCCGAGCTGCTTAGCCTTTACGATCCATCCGGCGGCACAGGCACCACAGCCAACGGGCTTGGTCGCGAGCTGCGCCGTGCCGGTGTTCCACAGGTGCTGCAGGGCAAGCCGATTCGCCTTCCGACCGGGGCACAGGTTCGTCTCTACGCGATCCGCCGGCCTGAGCGATGGGTAGGCGAGATGAAGGTCGCGACGATCGTTGCGCATCTCGAAGAAGTTGCGAAAAAAGGAGGAAAAAAAGACAAAAAATATTAAATTAGTTGTTTACGGTTTGTACTGATCGAGATAGAATTCAATCTGCTGCAAAAACCGCTGAGGGTGAGACCCGAAGCACGAGAGAAAGGCCGAAAGGCAAATTTACCAACTAAGAAAATGGAGACAGAAATGGCAAACCTGAAAGACGACCCCAAGGTCGTAGCGCTGGTCGAGAAGGAAGTGAAGAAGGCTGTGACTGCCGAGCGCAAGCGCGCTTTGGATGTGGTCAAAGCTCAAGTTGAAGCCAACAAGGAAACCGAGGACAAAGCCACTCGCAACATCGTTGCCACGACCCTGAAGGCCGTGACGGCAGCGCTCAAAGAAGCAGCTTAATTCTTCTGAACCGGCATCGATAGAAGGCCCGCGGCATAAACTCCCCGGGCCTTTATTTTTCACACTACTGTAAATAGGAGTTTACATGGCCACAAAGCCGACACCAAAAGCGCCTTTGAAGATAAAGGTGGATTCTGACGTCGCTCTCATGGAGCATCCCCTCTACCCAGTTCTTATGAACGCCATCCGCCAAGCCATGTATGGCAAGGGTGAACGCCACGGCGGTGCCACGGTGCCGTTCAAGGAGCAGCCGCTCTTTCATTACGCCAAGCTGCACGGTCGTGGGTTCTTGACTGGCCAAGCGGCAAAGAAGTTGGAAGAGGCCGCTTCGACCATGGAAGGCGAGCAGTTCATCAACGAGGCGCTTGGTGCGATTGTCTACGCCGGCGCCGCTCTCATCTACGAAAACGACGCAGGTGAGGAATGAAAATTGTCGCTTACGGGATCGCCTCTGTCGTCTTTATCGCGTTCACTTGGATCGGTCTCGGTTTTACCGTGAAGATCGTCTATAACCTGTTCATGCTGGGGTGGAGCGTTTTATGAGCGATTGCTTCCAAAAGCTGGGCTTGTCTCCGTCGGCTACGAAGCTTGAGGTGAAGCAGGCCTGGCGGAAGCTTTGCATGATCCACCACCCGGATCGTGGTGGCACAGACCAGCAATTCCAGGAATTGACCGTCGCCTTCGAGGAGGCGTTGAAACTTGCTGAGGTTGTTTCATCAGGCTGTAGCAAATGCAACGGAACTGGGTATATCGACGTTGCACTGGGCTTTAGCGTAATCAAGACTACTTGCATCTGCCAGATTAAGATACGCAAGAAATAGGGAGGAGAGTATGGATGTGAAACTATGCAGGCTGTGCAACGAGGAGGAGACTCCTGGGCGCATGGCTGATTTGTGTGATTCCTGCTGGGAACTTGAACGCAGGATCGAGAATGATTTTGAAATTGCCAAGAAGATCGTGGCTGAGATCGAAGAGAAGCGTCTCCTTAAAGGAGGCCGTGATGCCTGATTGGACGACGCCCAGTAAAGATAAACTCATCGACCTCTCATGCATCATGGGTACCGTAGAGAGTGGCGCAGTCTTTTCATCATCTAACCAGCACCGCTACTCGCTCTGGCGGGTGTGGAACGCACTCAAGCCGATTGTGTGCTACGTCTTGCTGAACCCGTCAACCGCCACCCACGAAATACCTGACCCGACGGTTATGCGGTGCGTGGAACGTGCAAAGCAGCTAGGGTTTGGTGGGATAGAGATCGTCAACCTGTTTGCACTGAGGACATCAACCCCAGCCGTTCTCTATCGCCACCCCGATCCGGTTGGCGTCGATAACAATGAGTGGATTGCTAAGGCAACGTCTAAGGCATCTATGATTATCTGCGGTTGGGGCGCGCACGGAGACCTTTTCAATCGAGGAATTGGAGTGCAACGGCTACTCCAGAACCGGTACCCAAGCAAAGTTCACTACCTCAAGATGAACAGGAACGGAACACCCGCCCATCCGCTATATTTACCATATGACCTGGAGCCTGTTCTATGGAAGAATAAGGTAGTCAAGTCACATGACTGGAAGGATGTTACCAAATGAAAACATTCGAAGAGTGGGTCGCAACTACACAGATAAATCAAGTTCCTTTTAGCGACACCAATAGGGCGGCCTGTGAGGGTTGGTACGCTCGCCAGCCTGAGATTGATGAGTTGAAGTCTGAAAACTTCATGCTTACCAACGAGCGCGACAATTCAAGAAATAGTGTCATATATCTGATAAACGAGAATAAAGCGCTCAAGGCTGAAGTGGAGAAGCTGCGGAAGGATGCGGAGCGGTTGGACTTCTTAGATAGTAACAAGGATTTCAGTATGGGCTGGAAAGTGAACGTAGCTCCTGTTGGCAACCTATCTGTTAGGGGAATCATCATGGGCGGGTTGCCAATCCGTGAAGCCATCGACGCAGCAATGAAGGAGACGAAATGAACGAGTTCTCAAGGTTGACTGACGCAGAGGTAAGGACTATCGCGCTCGCACATGGCTTCAAATATAAGGAGCAGCCTGACGGGACGATGGACTTAAACCCATACGTGTACAGCTTTGCTAGGGAACTAATCGAGACTGCAACGGCACTCGCAGCCGCCCCGATACCGCCAGCGCAGCATTCTGACGATGAGGCTGTAGATCGGTTCGGCGAGGCCATGAAAGCCAAGCTCGCAGAAAAGCGAAAGCAAGGTTATGGCGGCTGGAATGACGAGGCAGTATGCTCAATTGAGTTTCTTCAGAAACGTCTGGTGGATCACATTGAGAAGGGTGATCCGGTAGATGTGGGAAATTTCGCGATGATGCTCCACCAGAGGAGGGCGGCTACGAAACCGCCAGAGCAGGAGGCTGGGCCGGTGGCCGAAGTAACTTCTTACAGGGAAATCGACCTGACGGCAACGATTCGATTTTTCCCTATTCTGAATGGGAGATGCCCATTTGATATTGGCGCAAAACTCTACACTCACCCACAATTTGACGCGCAAGAGGTTGAGCCGATCCATCAGTTCCAACTTCCAACGGGCTTCTGGGTGGACTTTCACCCTAGACCTGATTCTGGAGTAGGAGCCTACCCGCAACGAACGCTCTACACTCGTCCACAATCCGATAAATTGAGGCAGGCTGCAAGGGAAATATCTGCGTGGAAGCACTTTGAAGGGAATATCGATACGTTGCTTCCGCTTATTGCCGATCTAGAAGAAGCACTGGAGGAGAAATGAGCCAAAGAACCAAAGAGTCCGCGAAGTTGGCCTTGGTGCAAGCAGCTTCGGCATTATTGAAAGAAGCACTTCAGGGTCGCGGCAACCTATCTCGTGAGGATTTAGAGTATCTCGTCGAGAAGACGGCTACCCTGAAGGACGACCGCCTGAAGCAGTGCGTTGCTGAGCTTATTGGCTGGGGCGACGATCAAAGGGCGCACCTCGAAACGATGGTAGCAATCGGCATCGAGCTGATGAAGATCGCGTCACCTCAAAAGGTAGTGGAAGCTGCGAAGCGAGTAGAACTTCGTTATCACATGAAAGTTCTTAAAGAGGGAGAAGTATGACTATTGAAGACACCCTTAGGTGGGCATATGAGCACAGAAGCAAACCTATCATGTGCGCATCAGTAGTTGAGAAGATTACCGGAGTATTCAACGGGTTAAGCGCCTACGACAGACATGTCCAAGCGGTATCGATAATCGATCTATGCAGGCGTCATATGCCCCCAATGCGTATGGCCTACATTGATCTGATGTTCGGTCGGGAATCCTCCAGCCTAGAGATGTTGGTGGATCACTTGGTGGGTATATCTAATAACGAATCTACGCGCAGAGGAATTTGCCTCATCGTTAGATCATACTGCGGCGAAAAGATCGGGCTAAGGGAAATTCGCAAGACTCTCGGCTGCGGGATGCTTAAGGCAGCTTCTACTAGAAATCAGATTTATGATGTTCTGGATAACCTTCATATTGAAGTGGTGAAGGATTTGGAGGCTTTATTTAGTTGGGTGGCTAAATGACTATCCCATCATTGGATGAGTGCAAGCGGGCGAAGGAAGCTGGAACACAGCATGAGCTGCTTCGAAAGTTTTATCAAGCAGGACTATCTGAAGAAGAACTTCAGAAGAGGTTGCCCGAGATAGTTGAAGCTCTTTTCTATACGCCGAAAGACGAGCAAAAATCTTTGGGTTTCTTCGGTAAAGTTATCCAATTCTTCAAGTCGATTGTGGACAAAGTAAAGAGATTCTTGAAAGGAGGATCAACGTGAGAATTTCTGGGATTGATATCGTTGTCTCACAGCACCTTCATCCTGTTCCTAGAATGGAGTTATCCAGGAACGTCCCCTGCTCAGATAAGTTCCGCGCCGAATTTAATCAGTGGTTGCTCGAGTTCTTTGGTACTAGGGAACCGTATTTTCAGTTTCCTGGCGGCGTTATTTACACTACACAAAAAGGCCTTGATGAACTAAACGTCTCCCTTACAGGGGACAAGGTAAGGGCAGAAGGGTTATCGCTAGCTATAACAAACCTAAAAATGGAGTATTTGCTATGAAACAATATCTTGGTTTACTCAGTGAGGTCTTGAGTTCTGGAACGATTAAGGAAGATCGCACTGGCACTGGCACCTTCTCAGTGTTCGGCCGCCAGCTGCGGTTTAATTTGCAAGATGGCTTCCCACTGTTGACGACAAAGAAGATTCACCTGAAGTCCGTCATTCATGAGCTGCTGTGGTTTCTTAAGGGCAGCACGAACATCAAGTATCTGAACGATAACGGAGTAACCATTTGGGACGAGTGGGCAGACAAGCATGGAGACCTCGGGCCAATTTATGGAGCCCAGTGGCGGAGCTGGCCTGATATCAGAGGCGCTAGGGCAGCTGACACGCGCGGCATTGACCAAATTTCGCAGGTAATCGACCAGATCAAGGATAGCCCAGATTCCCGCCGTTTGATTGTTTCTTCATGGAATGTTGGATTAATTGATGAGATGGCTTTGCCGCCATGCCATGTGATGTTTCAGTTCAACACGCGGCCGATGACGTTCGCGGAGCGTTGGAAATTTTTTGACCCGGATAAGAAGCGCGAGCTCAATTGGGTATGGAGCACCACTAGTCACGCCATCAACTATATGGACACCGTCGGTGCTCCGTCAAGGATGCTGGACTGCCAGCTGTATCAACGTAGCGCGGATATCTTTCTTGGTGTGCCGTTCAACATTGCGTCATACGCGTTGCTTACCATGATGGTCGCACAAGTGACAAATACAGTCCCTGGCGAATTTATCCACACTCTAGGTGACGCGCACGTTTATCGCAACCACTACAATCAAGCCTTGGAACAGCTCACGAGGCGGCCGAGAAACCTTCCCAGGATGCACCTTAACCCAGCCGTCAAGGATATCTTCGATTTTAAATACGAGGATTTTATCCTCGAAGGCTACGACCCGCATCCAGCGATTAAAGCGCCAGTGGCGGTGTAGGAGACAACATGAAACTAATAGAATTTAAACCGATGCTTGCCGGGCAGGCGGACACGGAGAAGTTAAGATATCCGTTGATGGTCAGCCCTAAGTTGGACGGTATTCGCGCACTAGTTATTAATGGTACCGTGGTAGGTCGATCACTCAAGCCGATTCCTAGTAAGTTCATCCAGACCATGTTCGGCAGACCAGAGCTGGACGGCCTGGACGGCGAGTTGATTGTTGGTGAGCCAAGGGCAGAGGACGTGTTCACAAAGACATCATCTGGCGTGATGTCCAAGGAGGGACGGAGTGCTGCCACGTTCTGGGTGTTCGACGACTTTACAGACCTTGGGCTAGATTTTGAAACACGCCACAATCGCGCCTACGCCCGGGTTCGAAAGCAGAAGTTAGTAAATCGTGTCAAGCTTGTCCACCACCGTCGGGTTCGCGATCCAGAGGAGCTGTCGAAGGCCGAGCAGGAATATCTGCTGCAAGGGTACGAGGGTCTGATGATACGAAGCTTGGATGGGCCATACAAGTGCGGCCGATCGACTACGAAGGAAGGGCATCTGCTGAAGTTGAAAAGGTTTAAGGATGCGGATGCTATGATTATCGGTGGGACTGAGTTGATGCACAACGCCAATGAGGCTGAACGCAACGAGCTTGGGCAGCTCGAGCGATCCACAAAGAAGGCCGGCATGGTAGGTCTTGAAGCGCTTGGCTCACTTGAGGTAGTCGATTGGACAACTGGGGTTATCTTCAACATCGGCACCGGGTTCGATCCTGATCTTCGAAAACAGCTTTGGAAGTGCCGGGAGGTGGATTTACAGAATGGGTTTGGCGGAATTTCAAACATCATTCAATTCTCCAAGAAATACCCAGGAAAGTTTTTCGGCCGGATTGTGAAGTACAAATACCAGCCACACGGCGTGAAGGATAAACCACGCTTTCCCGTTTTCATGGGTTTCCGCCACCCGGAGGACATGTGATGGATACACTAAATTCACAATTGAAGGTACATATAAACAAGGCTATCGACAGATCGTTTGACCATGCGTCTCTGGGCGTGGAAAATGCGAAGGCTATCCTCAGGCAGGCTGAAAGCTACATGGCCTACATGAAGATGGTTACTGCCTGTGACCATGATTTCCATCCAATGGTGGAGCCAGATGATAGTGGATACCCACGGTATAAGTGCTTCAAATGCCAGTTCTCGTTGGTGATACTATGAAAAAGTTTTTCAGGGCGCGGTACAGGATTCGTAGGGATGTTCTTACAGCTCTCTTTGTGGTAGAGAAGCGGCCGTTCTGGTGGCCGTTCTGGACTTTAGTTTGCTGTGTGGACGGCACTAAGGAAGGGCGCGAGATTATCAGAGAAATCAAGAACAGTCCTCTCTATGAGGAATAATTAAGGAGGGTGGAAGGATGAGTAAAGCTGGACTATCTGAGCATGGGAAGGCCGTGGTGGCGCAGGCTTTGGTGGAAGCTGAGAATTTTCTCAAGCGGGCTGAAATTGACCTAAGCCGTGCTCAAAAGAACCTCATCTTCATGAGGCAGGTCAGCGAATGCGACCATGATCTTTACGTAGCCGGCGGATATACGCTTATTGAAACAAAGTGCAAAAAGTGTGGCTTTGCATGGTACGACTAATTCCATAAATATTTGTAAATACCTGTTTACAAGCCGCTAGATTCGAGCTATAATCTTCTCACGGTCGAGCAATCCTGCTCGATCAAATCTCGCTGAGGAGGATTTAAAATGGTTGCTGCCGTTACCGTACGTAAGAATGGGTTTGCTGAGATGGCCTACGTAGGCGAAACCCCATGGCATGGTCTTGGACAAGAGCTCCAGGCCGGCGCCGATTTGGAAGTCTGGAAACAGGCTGCTGGGATGGACTGGACGATTCAACGCGGTGTTGTGCGCTACGCTACGTCCAGGGGCGAAGACCTTGGTCTCCATGACATCCCCGAGTCGCACGTGCTGTTCCGTTCCGACAGCAAGGCTGCACTGGGGATCGTGTCCAAGAAGTACAAGGTCGTTCAACCGGGCGAAGTGCTGGAGTTCTTCCGCGACCTGACCGACGCCAACGGCTACACGCTGAACACGGCTGGGACGTTGTTCGACGGCAAGCGGTTCTGGGCTCTTGCGGCCATCGGCGAAGAGGCTTGCGTCGTGGGCGAGGACAAGATCGGCGGATACCTGCTGCTCAGCTCGTCCTGTGACGGCACGCTGGCTACCACGGCTCGGTTCACGACGATCCGCGTTGTCTGCAACAACACGCTGAGCATGGCCCTGACCGGCAAGGCCGAACGTGAAGTTGTCGTCCGCCATACCAGCCATTTCAACGCAAACGAAGTCAAGAGCCAACTGGGTCTTGCACGTGGCCACTTCGGCGACTTCCTCAAGGCTGCTCGTGTGCTTGCTGCCAAGAGCATGAGCAACGAGAAAGCCGAGGACTTCACTGACGCCCTTCTGAAGGACACCGGCACGGTTTTGGGCGAAGATGTGCGCAAGTCTAAGCAGTTCCAGAAGATCATGGACTTGTTCAAGGGTTCGGCCATGGGCGGCACGTTGGTCTCAGCCGAAGGTTCAGCCTGGGGTTTGGTAAATTCGGTTACCGAGTTCGTTGACCACCATGCTCGGGCGAAGACCGACAGCCACCGGATCGCCTCAGCGTGGTACGGTCGCGGTGATTCACTGAAGACTGAGGCATTGGAAAGAGCCTTAGCGCTTTAATCTCCGGAGGGCCCTGCAAAACCAGGGCCTTCAAAAGGAGGCCTTTCGTGGGCAGTTAAACGTAAACGAGATTATCTGACATCTCGCCAAGTCGGAAACTGCTGTCAGACCACGGAGGGCCTCCTTTTGAACAATAAACTTGTAAATAAATATTTACACCAGTATTGAACTGCAGTATAATGTACTCTGTTATTCACAACGCTGAGGGATATAACGTGGACAAGTTAGATGATAAAATTCTGGACAAGATCAAGAAGTGCTTGGCGCTGAGCCAGTCCTCTGAGCCTCACGAGGCTGCCGCCGCCCTGCGCCAGGCTCAGAAGTTGATGGAGAAGTACGATATAACCCAGTCTGACTTGGGCCGCTCAGAAATTGTCATGGTTGATTTCAAATCCAAGTTCTCTGTGTCAAAGTTGAAAGACTACGAGGTCTCTCTAGTTACTTTGGTAGCCAAAGCCTTTGGTTGCAAGGTAATGTGGGTTAAGTCATCCAGTCACGCGGTGAACGTCTTCGGCACATTTACTCTTATCGGCCTGAAGGCTCAGGTGCCGATTGCTCACTACACCTGCGAGGTTCTTCAACGGAAAATGGCAAGGGCAAGGGCTCAGTTCATCGCTCGATTTGGTGGACATTGCGGCAGAACTCGGAAGACCGTCGAAGCCGACGGATTCTGCAAGGGTTGGGTTCGAGAAATCTCGAAGACTGTTCACGAGTTTGCCCTCTCGGATGAGACTAAGGTTTTTATCGAGGACGAATTTCAACGCTTAACGAGTGGTAGGACAGCCGACTCACAGAAACGTAAGATCGGCGCAGTGGGGTACCACGCTGGTCGTGCTGCGGCAAGCGGAGAATCGATCCACCGCCCAATGGGAGAAACCAAGCACAAATTTCTTTCAGAGTAAAATCCTGGGCCCTCAGATGAGGGTCCCTACAACGAAGGTGTCTAGGTAGGAGCAGACCGTAGTGGGAGACGGGACTGGCCGATGGCCCAAGTGTTTGTGTGACTAGCTGGTCACACTACGTCCAAGGGGCAGGTATCCAGTAAACGGAGTGGCGGGAGGCGTAGCGGCTGATGTGTCCACACCGGCCTGACACCTTCGTTGTAGGTTCTTTAACGGGAGGAGGGTATGTTCAGCAAAGGGCAGAAATCTGTACTAGCTGGAATTGGCGCAGCGGTTGTAATCATGCTGATATTGCTACTGCTGGTTCCATGGGTTTCAAGCTTGTACGTCATGTACAACAATTGGGTTCAGGGTGTAGTAAGTTCACTAACGAAGGGAGGGTATCATGGCAACACCGGCAGCATCTCAGAAGTTCAAATTACCAAAAACGATGGGCGCCTGCGCCGACAAACTTTTTGAGCTCCGCAATAAGCGTCTGGCAATCCAAAAGGTTGCTGACGAAATTGAGGAAGAGGAGAAGGCGCTCAAGAATCACATCATCAACAATCTACCGAAGTCAGAAGCGTCAGGTGTTGCCGGCAAGCTGGCTCGCGTGACGATCGTCTCGAAGGATGTACCGCAGGTCAAGGACTGGGACGCCTTGTATCGCTACATTAAGAAGACTAACTCATTCGAAATCCTCCAGCGCCGTCTGTCTGACGTTGCAGTCAAGGAGCGGTGGAGCGAAGATAAGGAAGTTCCTGGGGTCGAGCATTTTACGGCCATCACGGTTTCAATCAACAAACTATGAATCCTGCTTCATATGCGTGGGTGTGGGCTGCAGGCATAATCACGATTGCTATATCTGTCTTTGTCTGCTACGTTATCGATAACAGGAGCTGGGAGGATTTCAAGCGCAAAAACAATTGCCGTGAGATGATTCAAATTATTTCAACCGAGAACGGCTCTAGGGTCGTTGAATCGCCAGCCAGAAAAGAATGGCTGTGCGGCGATGGAAAAACTTACTGGAGGTAACATGCCTGATATGCGGGAATTTTCGAGAGTTTTGATCGCTCTCCAAATGGAGAAGTTTTATAAGATCACGAACGGTGTAGTTGACGAGTATACCAGAAGTTCAATCGAGCGGGCCTACAAGGCGGCAAACGAGCTAAACAAAGATGATATTGTTGCGTCAATCAATATCACTGTTCTGAAGACGCCTGATAACGACGCGTTTCAAATTTCCACAAGCGTCGTTGGAGATTTAGACATGCTCATGGCGATGTCAATGCTGGTCGCGGCGGACATCCAAGAGCGAGGTGAGTCAGTCGAACTTACTGAGACTGGCCCATCGACAGTGCAATAACCCTGAGCCCTGTGAGGAAAAGTCCGACTTACGGGGCTTAATTTTTATCCGGACTTCGTAAAAGTACTCGTAACTAGTGAGGAGATAATGGCAACAGCAAAGAAAGCAAAAACCACTTCAATCGTGGCGTGGGATGAAGAGTTAGCGAAACAGGCGGAGATTGCCGCCGGGATGGAGGCCAGTGTTGCAGCTGGCCAGTTCTTCAGCATAAAAGCTGGGGTACTGTCGTGGAATGACGCGCCCATCCCTGGAAATGCGATGCCGGTGATAATCGTCGATTCTATCCTTGAAAACGTCTACTACGAGGGTGAATACGATCCAGACACACCACAATCGCCTACTTGCTTCGCGTTCGGTCGCGATGATAAGACGATGAGCCCGCACAAAGATGTTATAGCGGCTGGTAACCAACAGTGCGGAGCGTCGGGGCTTTGTGCTGGGTGCGAGATGAACGAATTTGGCACAGCGGAAAAGGGGCGCGGGAAGGCTTGTCGGAACACTCGCCGTCTGGCGATGATCCCTGCAGGGAACTTTGATAAGAGTGGAAAAGTTGAACTCATTGACGATGAAGATCACTTCAAGTCTACTCCAATCGGTTTTATGAAGCTCCCCGTCACGTCGGTCAAAGGCTACGCTGCGTTCGTCAAGCAGGTTGCCGGAGCGCTTCGCCGTCCTCCGCATGGAATCATCACGAAGGTGAGTGTGGTTCCTGATCCTAAGACGCAATTTCGCGTCGTCTTCGAACCGATCGATAAGGTACCCAACGAGTTGATGGGCATCATCATGGACCGCAACAAGGAGGCTCAGGCAGTTATTGACTTCCCCTATACCCCGGTTGATGAAGAACCGGCGCCAAAAGCAAGACGTGGCGCTGCAAAATCGACAAAGACGGCTGCAAAAAGACCGGCGCAGGGCAAGCGGAAGTATTGATCCACCCCGGGCTGGCCTACCTCAGGCCGGCCCCTTTTAGGACTCAACTATGAGGAAACCAATATCAAACCCAGCCCTAAAAACATGGTTAAACCTTAACGCGTATATAATCACTGCCACCGAAGAAGATTGCCACCGGCTTCTTGAAGAAGAGAAGAGCGGTCGCAATCGTACTCATTTTCTGAAGCGGATTCATTCACGCCTTAACCGTGTCAGGGCCCTTCGTGAACGTGCTGAACTGACAGGAAGATCATGAAACAACCAAAACCAGTCACAGTTGACTTTGAAACCGATGGCATTCTTGGACGGCCATTCTATCCGCCAAAGCCCTGCGGTGTTTCCATCAAAATTCATGGTAAAACTCCAAAGTATTATTCGTGGGGCCATGCTACCAAAAACAACTGCACCCTCGAGGCGGCGAAGGCTGCCTTGGCTAAGGTATGGAAACATAAAGATGGTCTGCTCTTTCAGAACGGCAAGTTTGACGTGGACGTAGCCGAGGTGCACATGGGTCTGCCGATCCCAGAATGGGACAAAATCCATGATACTTTGTTTTTGCTCTACCTTGACGATCCGCATCAAACTGAATTAAGCTTGAAGCCATCTGCCGCCCGTCTTCTCGGGATGCCTCCTGAGGAGCAAGACGAGGTAGGCGAGTGGCTCATAAAGAACCAGCCAATCAAAGGTGTAAAGATCAGCAAGTCCAGGGGCTCTGAGCACTACTTCATGAAATATCTTAGGCACGCGCCCGGCGATCTAGTTGGGAAATACGCCAATGGCGATACCATTCGCACTGAGAAGCTGTTTGATCTTTTGTGGAAAAAGACCAACGACCGTGGAATGTTGGTTGCCTATGATCGCGAACGTAAGCTCATGCCATGCTTGTTGGACATGGAGCGTCAGGGATTGCCCATTGATCTGAAGAAGCTGCGAAGCGACGTGAAAATGTACGGCGAATGGCAACTGAAGATCGACGGGTGGATTCACGCACAGCTTAAGACTTTACCGACGGTTACCAACCTCGATTCAGGAGACCAACTTATCGAGGCAATGATCAAGGCGAAGAAGGCAAACCCTGACCTGATTCCAATGACACCCACTGGGAAATATCAGACAAACAAGGAGGCTTTGCTTCTTGGGGTTACGGATAAAGTGCTTCTGGCCGTCCTGAAGTATCGGACGCAGTTGAAGACCTGCATGAGCACCTTCATGAACCCGTGGTTGAAAGTGGCCGAGGCGTCAAAAGGTTTCATCTATACCACATGGAATCAAACCAAGACGCCATCTGGCGATTCCTCGGTTGGCACCCGTACTGGCCGGTTGTCAAGCACACCCAACTTCCAGAATGCGCCGAAGGAGTTTTCTCCGATCTTTCTTCATGAGAACCCGAGCAACAAGAAACTTCCCAAGTGCCCGTTCAAGGATTTGCCGTCGCTGCCGTTGGTGCGGAGTTATATCACTCCATTTAGAGGTGAGGTTCTCATCGACCGAGATTACTCACAGCAGGAGCCGCGCATCCTGGCCCACTTTGACGGCGGTGCTTTGATGGACAAGTACATCGAGAATCCGTGGATTGATTTCCATGACTATGCGAAGGCAGAGTTGGAAAAGATGGGCAAGTTCTACGATCGGAAGCCTGTGAAGAACACCAACCTCGGTCTGATCTATGGCATGGGAGCTCCAAAGCTGGCAATCAAGAATGACATGACAGTCGAGGAGTCCAGTGAGCTGAAGAAGGCGATTTTGGTTCTCTACCCAGGCCTGAAGCAGATGTACAAGGACATGAAAGTTCGCGCCAAGAACAAGCAGCCGATCAGAACTTGGGGCGGGCGTGAGTACTACTGTGAGGAACCAAAGTTGGTGTTGGGTCGGATTCGGGAATTTGACTACAAGCTAGTCAATGTCCTCATCCAAGGTTCTGCCGCTGATTGCACGAAAGAAGCCATCATCCGGTTCTACTACGCCAAGAAACCAACGTGGAAACTGATGCTCAACGTGCACGACCAACTGACCGCATCAGTTCCAAAGAAGGATGTGGCAACGGGCATGGAGGTTCTTAGAACTTGCATGGAGTCAGTGGAATTTGACGTCCCCATGCTGAGTGAAGGTGCCATTTCCAATACTAACTGGGCAGAGCTCAGGGACTACGACAAGAAAGGAGAATTACTGCCATGGCACTAGCGCCAAAGAAGATCACAGCGTGGAGTTTCAGCAAGTACTCCGTATACAAACAATGCCCAGCAAAGGCTAAGTACTTGTTCATCGAGAAACGGAAAGAACCACCGAGCCAAGCCTTGGCCCGAGGAGCAGAGGTTCATGACAAAGCCGACCAATACATTAAAGGCAAGTTGAGGGTACTTCCTGCGGAATTGAAGAGTTTCGCCGGCGTCTTTAAGGAGCTGAAGGCCCAGTACAAGAAGAAGATCAACGGCATGGTCGTGGAGGACAATTGGGCGTTTACCAAGAATTGGGAAATTACGCGGTGGGATGACTGGAACAATTGCTGGCTTCGTCTGAAACTTGACTGTGCTAGCACCAATGACCACAAGATTCTTCGCCTTCGTGATTGGAAGACCGGTAAGTTTCGGGAGGAGCTCAACGAGGAATATATGGAGCAGTTGTCCCTCTACGGGTTGGCGGCGCTGATCCAACTTCCGCACATCGAGGTGGTTATTCCATCACTGGTTTATGTCGACCAAGGCGAGGTTTACCCTACGCCTGACAATGAAATTCAGTACGTGAGGTCTGATCTTCCAAAGCTGAAGAAATTGTGGGAGAAGAGGGTAAAACCCATGCTGAACGACACACGCTTTGCGCCGAAGCCGAATGACAAGTGCAAGTGGTGCCACTTCAGCGCGGCCAAAGGCGGCCCGTGCAAATTCTAAGCTACGGGCCTGTCGAATCTGATATTGAGAGAAAGGTCTGTGGTGACGCCAAAAAGATCGGAATTCTCAATATCAAGATCAAAGGAAATGGGCAATCCGGCTGGCCTGACAGGTTATTCTTCATTCCAGGCGGAAAGCCCTTTCTCATCGAATTCAAGCGGCCGGGCGAAGAGCCTCGGCCATTACAAGAACATATCCACCAGCTGCTAAGAGCGCTGGGATATCGAGTGGAGACGTATGACGATGCAACAAGAGCTCTTCAAGCCCTTACCGCAGCCCTGGATTCCGAAAAACTACATGAAAAAGGGGGTAAAGTTCCTTCTCGAAAACGCCGCGGCCGGGTTGCTTCTCGACCCAGGGATGAGTAAGACGGCCATCACGCTTGGCGCAACCAAGATTCTCATAAAGCAAAGATTGGTTCGCAAGGTGCTAGTTATCGCGCCTGTTCGAGTCTGCTACGAAGTCTGGCCAAAGGAGGTTGAAAAATGGGCTGATTTCAACCATCTTAGGATACAGATTCTTCACGGCCCTAAGAAAGATCAGGCGCTTGCTACTGATGCTGATATTTACGTGGTTAACTACGAGGGGCTGGAGTGGCTCTTCCAGATCAAAAAGGAGAAGATAACCACAAAGACCGGCCGGACAAAGGTCAAAATCTCGATGGACATGAAGCGGTTCAAGGCCCTTGGGTTTGATCTGCTGGTGCTGGATGAGTTGCACAAGGTGAAGAATACGGCGTCAAACCGGTTCAAGGCGCTTAAACAAGTTATAAAGACGTTCTCCCGCAGGTATGGTTTGACAGGTTCACCCGCCGCGAATGGGCTGCTCGATCTGTTCGGCCAGTGCTACGTCCTTGATGAGGGGAGGTCGCTTGGGAAGTTTGTCACAAGCTACCGCAGGAAATACTTTGAGCCGTCTTACGATGGATACAACTGGGACATCCGTCCCGGGGCCGATGAGGAAATTTACAAGAGGGTGGCGCCGCTGATGCTGAGGATGTCGGCCGCAGATTACCTAGAACTACCGCAGCTTGTGAACAATGACATCTACGTCGATCTTCCTGACGACGTAATGGACGTCTATACTCGGCTTGAGGACGACCTCATCGCCAAGGTTGGCAATAAGGTGGTTACAGCGGCGACAGCGGCGACAGCAAGCATGAAGTGTCGGCAGGTGGCCAACGGTGGAATTTATCTTGATCAAGATGTCCTCAAACTTATCAAGGCACCAAAGTCTAAGCGCGAGTGGGTTCACCTCCACACTGAGAAGGTAGATGCACTAGCCGACCTTATCGAGGAACTCCAAGGTAGTCCGATCCTTGTGGCTTATGACTTCGAGCATGACTTGGATCGGTTGAGGATAAAACTTGGTGATGATATTCCATACATTGGTGGAAAAGTCACCATGAAACGGTCGTCTGAGCTAGTGAAGCTATGGAACGCCGGAAAGTTGCCCTATCTCTTCGGCCATCCTCAATCAGTGTCGCTGGGCTTGAACCTCCAAGAGGTGGGGAACCACGTCTGTTGGCACTCGCTTACATGGGATTACACGTTGTATGATCAGTTCATACGTAGAATTCTGAGGCAGGGCAATAAATCCAAGCGGGTCTTCTGCCATCACATCCTAGCACGTGGAACTTTGGACGTGAAGGCAATCCTCCCAGCTGTGAGGAATAAGGAGATAAACCAAAATGCCTTCTTTGACGCCCTCAAAAAGTTGAAAAATAGTCGTAAATAAGTGTTTACAAATCCACTTAGCCACGCTACAATCTATTTCACGTACCAAATTTAACCAACCTTGCTGAGGAGACCAAAAAATGAGCAACACCGACGAAAAATTTGTGAAGACCCGCGACTCCGCCACTCGTTTTTTGAAGGGCTTGGGCGTCAACAAAATTGACTATGATAAGTTCATCGAAAAGGGAAACTGGGGCGGTGTAACTGAGTTTAGAATTCTCGTTGGTGAAGCGAAAGAGTTTTTAGGCAACGGCCATGCGACGCCCGAAAAGTCTATCGATGAAAAAACAGTGGATGCGCCAGTTGACATGGCGGTAGCCGATGCCGTGGTCAAGGCTGTGAAGAAGGAAGTCAAGAAAGACATCGCTGCTGCAGCCAAGGAAATCATTAAAAAGGTTTCCGAAAAGAAGTCTGCGGAACGCTTCACTGGCAAGCGTACGGTCTCGGCAGTTTGCCGCGCCATGATCGTCGATGGGAAGACCAACGCTGAAATCTGGGCCGTTATCAAGGAAGAGTTCAAGCTGGGCGACAACAAGAAGCACTACCCCGCCTGGTACCGTTCCGAAGCCAAGCGCAAAGAAGCCTAAGCCATGAAGAAAAAAGCGACTGCAAAGACCCCGGAAGTTTTAGTTCCTGTGCCGTGTTATGACCATAATCGGTACACGTGCCTTGAGATTGTCCGGGGCGAAGATTTTGTCAAGTTCATTCCACTTGACGTGAATGATGGTCTTGACGTGAAAAAAGCCAAGATCAGCGAATTTGACGGCCGGTATAAGCCGATCGTCAATTACCCTGCCGAAAAGGCGATCGCACACTTCGTGCGAATTGCTCAGACGGCGGGGATTTCAAAGGAGGCCTGGGATTACCTAGGCCGTATTTCACCAACTGCAATCACACAGGAGACTGAAATGCCTCAAACTAAGAAGTCGGTCGAAGCGAAGGCTCCGGCAAAAGAAAAACCTGGAGCCAAATCTGCGGCAAAGACAACCACGAAATCCGTGACCAAACCCGCGGCCAAACCACAAAAGGCCATGACTGCGGCGGCTCGCTTCCAGGAACTCATTATGGAGGGCAAGCTGTCGGATGAAAAGATCTTCCAGAAAGTTCAGAGCGAGTTTGATCTGGACGATTCGAAGAAGGGATACGTCACGTGGTACCGGAACCATCTCAAGAAGAAAGGGATGAACCCGCCGGAAGCCAGGAAGTAATTTTTTTTAAAAACCAAGAAGAGGGGAGAAGGACATGCGTCGAGAAAAAATCCGTGATGGACGGGATTTTGATACAACCCAGCTTCGTGAAGCTGGACATGGGAAGTCCCTCCATCGGGACTATAGCGCGCATTTCTGGCGTTGGAGTTTTGCGAGACGGTTCATCACCACAAAAGATAACGTGCTGGAAATCGGATGTGGTGAGGACCGTCCCCTCAGCAAGATTCTGACTGGCGGGGCTTCAGCCCATGTCAATACCTACGTTGGTGTAGACATGAACAAGCTGAAGCCGTCCAATAGCCAGAGGCTAACCTTCCTAGGGGAATTCAACTTCGTCGAACGCCAGAAGGAACTGAAGAAGCTTCGGCCAGAAGGCTTCGACGTTGTTGTCCACTATGAAGTCATTGAACACATGAAAGTCGAACATGGGGCAAAGCTTTTGAAGGGCTGCTTCGACCTTCTCAAACCAGGAGGCACTATGCTGATGTCCACTCCATGCTACGATGGAGTGCGGCACGCAGCCAATCACATCCACGAATATACCGTCCCGGAACTTCAGAAGGCGACAGAGAAGGTTGGGTTCAAGATCGAGCGTCGGTTCGGTACATTCATGGACATCAAGCACATCGGCAAAGCAAACAGTGGCCAGGCGGGGCTTTCTACTCCTGAGCTGGTCAAACAGGACGAGGCGATCAAAGTGCTGAGGACTGCGCTTTCCGAATATTACGACAACGATGCCATCAGCTGCATCTTTGCCCCATTGTACCCAGACTATGCTCGCAACAATCTGTGGGTATGCCGCAAACTGAAGAGATAACGCATGGCAAAATTTGAAGATGTAATTCTGTTTCACCAAAAGTTCGGTCTTCTATCGCACCGTAAACCCGTCCACTTGACCCGACGTAAGCTAGGAGAGCGAATCGATTTCATCGGCGAGGAGTTCATTGAGTTTCAAGAAGCCTGCAATGCCCAAGATTTGGCTGCCCAGGCAGATGCCTTGATCGACATCGTCTACGTTTCCATGGGTACAGCTGACATGCTGGGGCTACCGTGGGATGCACTCTGGGCGGACGTCCAGCGTGCCAACATGACCAAGGAGCGAGGTCGTACTAAGCGCGGGCATGTCGTAGATGTCACTAAACCGGCTGGTTGGGTTGGGCCGAAGACGCTCGAAATCTTGATAGCGGCCGGATATAATCCACGAATCGATTCTAGAGAGGAAAACCATCGTGATGACGAATGTCACCTCGGCAAAAATAACAATCTTTGAAGGGCCGGATGGCGGCGGCAAAACTACCGCTGCCACTGAGTTCGCGAAGGAAACTGGAGCGCGCTACGTCCACTTCTCTGCGCTCCCAAGAGTCGATAAGGGGCTGGGGCGGATGTATGTCGAAGCCATGTTGCCTGCGCTTCTGGGGTACCAAGATGTCGTGCTTGATCGTTGCTGGTTGAGTGAGGAGCCCTACGGCGTCGCCTTCCGGAACAACCGGCTTCGCATAACTGAGGGGCAGATTCGCGTGCTGGAACGCTTGGCCCTCAGGTGTGGGGCTGTAGTAGTGAGATGCCTTCCTTCATGGGAGGTTGTCAGAAACAACTACCTCTCTCGGAAGAATCTTGAGATGCTTGACAATGAAGACCAGCTCCGTGTTGTCTACGATTTTTACAAGCGCCCACATCAAACCCACCTCCCGTCTATTCTGTTTGATTACACGTCCAGTGGGAAGATTAATAAGGACATGCTAGATGCATTCCGCGCGCCTCGGCACCCACTCCATCTCGCTTCAGCCGGCGATTGGAGGGCGAAGCTGGTGCTGGTGGGAGACAGATTTGGCGAACAGAAGGACGAGGATGCGTTTTACCAGTGGCCGTTCGGTTCGCTTTCAAATACTGGATGTAGTCAGTGGCTGACGCAGCAGCTTATTAATGCTGGAATTCGAGAAGATCAACTTCTTTGGATCAACTCAGATCAAGATTTGTGGTTTCTGAAAGACTTCCACTTCAGCCGCCCCGTGTTTGCCCTTGGAGGAAGAGCGCACAAGGAACTTCTTGGTCTCAACTTGACTAACTTGCGCCAAGTCCCTCACCCACAATTTTGGAAGCGATTCCAAGGTGCTCTTGAAGACAATTATCCGCTCATCCAAATGCTGATCAAGGAGAAGAAATGATAGATTTTACAAAAACATGGCTCAGCCTGCTTCACTCAGCTTTGTACTTTGGATATGAGGTTTCCCCTAGAGGGATGCTCACTCGAGAACTGCCACAGCACACCATCGCTGTTAACATGCGAAAACCCGTGTTGAAGGTGCCAGCCAGGAAACTGAATTACAAGTTCATGGCAGCTGAGGCGTACTGGATCGTCTCCGGCGACAACAAGGTGAAGACGATCGCGCCCTATAATCCGAACATCGCCAAGTTCTCTGATGACGGAGTAAAATTCTTCGGGGCTTACGGGCCTAAGATTTTAGCCCAGCTTCATTACGTGGTCGACAAGCTTTTAGAGGACAGGGATTCCAGGCAAGCAGGACTTACCATTTGGCGGGAGAACCCACCTGTAACAAAAGATGTGCCCTGCACCGTGGCCATGTTCTTTAACATCAGACAATCACACTACGATGAACTAGAGTTGAATGCGCATGTCTTCATGCGCTCCTCAGATATCTGGCTGGGTGTGCCGTATGACGTTTTTAACTTCTGCATGGTTGCCTATCTGGTCTGCGGATATCTCAACACCTTCGGTCCACAAAACTTCGTTGTTAAACCGGGTACTCTGCACTTGACTGCCGCGTCAAGCCACATCTACGAATCTAACTGGGAGGCAGCAAAGGCTATCATCAACTCGGTATGGGACGATGAAGGCCAGCAGGAGGCTCCGGCCACGCTCTGGCAATCACCGAAGGTTCTCTTGCGCGCGCTTAAGGATTTACGCGAGACAAGTCCAGGCTCCTCACTCCGTTGGTGGGAGGCAGCAGATGCGTCCTAGCCGAGATGAATGGGCTATCTCACTGGCAAGGCAGACCTCGCTTAGGGCTACGTGCGTTCGACGCCAAGTTGGCTGCGTTCTACTGAACGCCAGAGGGCACGTGCTTGCCACTGGGTACAACGGGGTCGCCTCAGGTCTTCCGCACTGCAACGAAGCCCATTTTCAGGTGGGGCAGCACGAGAATGGACACTGCTTCGTCACTAGACCTGAGTACCCTTTTGCCTGCAAGGGTGCTGACCTTCCCAGTGGGACTGGCCTTGACTCATGTCAGGCAATCCATGCTGAGCAGAACGCGCTCTTGCAGTGCCATGACGTGTATCAGATACATACGGCGTATATCACAACCAGCCCATGTGTGACGTGCGTAAAACTTCTTTTAAACACTAGCTGCGAGAGGATCGTATTTGTGGAACCGTACCCTCATTCTGAGTCGGAGAAACTCTGGGTTGCAGCTGGTCGGAAATGGGAAACTTGGCCATAGATAAAGGAGAGCGAAATGAAGAAACTTAAGCAGGAATATATGGGAACTGAAGATATCCTAAGGCGCCACGACTATCATCGCGACTCACGCAGTGTCTTCGGTACTCGATTCACTGTTGAGGACGAAGGTTCCTCGCCTGGGTGGTCGTGGGGTCTTCTGGCGCTTGTGGTAATCTGCGCGATTATCATTTGGAAGACAGTCTATCCGTGAAGCCGGAATTTCTCGGCATTCATCTGATTTACCTCAACAGCAGAACTACCGCGTGGCGAGGAATAGCTTTGGGTTTATTTCTGCTGGTAGTTTTGCTGATGGGGATGGTAACCTGGAAGACTCATGAGCTGAGTCGAGCGTACCACGAAATGGAGCAGGGAAACCACGTTCAGTGCGATGACGGGTATATCGCCAAGGTAGTTAGAGCTGGGGAGGTGACCTGCATCATGACAAGGCTTGGGCCAGGAGTTTCAACACGAAAAGAGCGGAAACGCTGAGCTGGAGGAATTATGAGAATAGAGGATTTGTTAGTTTTGCCGAAAGGTGAGGAGCTGGATTGTTTAATGAACTATTTTAGTGGCGACAAATGGGTGAAAGCTCGGTTTGTTTGTATGAGTGATGTGAGGAAAACTCGTACCGATCCACAGGTTCCGGCCGCCATCGTTGAAATTGAACCATTTGACTTTAAAGACGCTGGACATTGGGATGTTGAGTATGTAAAGCCGGAGAGTGTGCGGCTTAGGCACGAGAGAGTCACGTTCTATGGCCGTGACTGGCTGGACGACCAGTACGACCTGCATTTCTACGGCTGGCACCCTGAACCGTTCGATGACGCCGAAACAGTCGAAATATTGAAGAAGAAGGGATTTCGAGAGTGGTTTGGGAATGCAAAAGAAATCACTGTTGAGCGGCCATTGAAGAGGTGAATCAGTAAATAACTGTTTACAAGCTGTGGTGAGTGTGCTAATATTCTCTTACGGTCACATTTGATCGGAACCTTGCTGAGGAGAATTGGAATGAAATTGAATTTGACTGATGAACAAAGAACTGGTGTCAAAGTAACTTTTAGCGTGAACAAATTTGAAGCCTACTTACCTAGCGGGGCACTGCTAGGCAAGTACACCAGCAAGGTCAAATTGGCCGCGGAGTTTAGAGAGAACAACATTACTGGCGCGATGTTTGATGGAATTTCTCAGAGGATGTACTTGGCTAACTATGGTAACTTCAACGGAGGTTAAAATGAAAACTGCAGCGATAATCATGGCAGCCGCGCTGGTAGCTGGCTGCACGACTTTGGACAGCGCGCCTTCCTCCTTCAGCGAGGAGGATCGCGCATTCTGTGAGTATGAGGCGCAAAAGGCGACGGCCAGTGCTCCAGGCGGTTCGATCAACTACTGGAACGCTTCGTCGACTATTGCCAACGACTTGGCAATTGGGATGCGGCGAGGGGAACTGATGGCAGCGTGCCTACGTGCAAGACAGGCGGGGCTTCGCTAGCTATGAGAATTATCCTTTACACCCACGACTTCGAGCCCATTACTGTGCTGGAACTGCCTGGGATAGACAAGGCGTTCATTCATGCGGGAACGTACGTCGTTCCTGTCTACAGGCCATCTGAATTCCTAGACGTGGAATGCGGGTATCTTCTTCATCCATCCAGGCGTGTTAATTTTGATATCGTAACTATCACAATGGAGTGGATGGTCAGGCGTGAGAAGCGATATCCCCTGTTCTTCACAAGGGATGAAGAATCAGCGTTGCTGTTAAAGGCGGCGCTACTACCCGGGCAAACGAAAGAGTTCAACGAAGAGCGCGCTAGATCGTTTGCCCGAGGCCTTATTAAAGGCTTGCAGATTGCCTCTCTTTACCCTTGATTAGCAGTGCCAGAGAGTTCTATCTCCCCATAGCCTTTGGGAGTTACGGGAGTACGTTGCCAAACCCCGTTGGTTCTTTGTCACGTTGGCCGCCCTCTTAGCGGGTGGCCAAGTGTTTTTCATAGCGACAACCATGCTATCAATACTGGTTGGGTTAGCAAAACCAGCCTTGGCCCAGGGTATCTCTCTTGACACAATTGTCGGTATCCCACGGCTGACTGAATCTGCCGCAACAATGTTGAATGTCTCCGAAAAAGATACTTGGAGGCACATATCCATTCCAGACACCACATCAAGAAAGTCTCGGTGTTCCAGCCAGTCGATCTTCACGAGCTTGTGTTTGCCAGTATGATCAAACATAGCCTCAAGATTTCTCAGCACCGGCTGGCCCTTCATCTCAACCCGCTGGGCGTTGACATAAAACTCCAGCTTGACTCCAATTTCGTCGGCAAACTTCAACGCGGCTATGGCCTGAGCCAGTTGGTTCTTTAGTGGGCGAATGGCGCCGAAGCAACCGATCTTCACCGTCCTTGGGCGTCGAATTGAAGTATCAGGCGCGACGAAATTTCCGATGGGATAGTAGTTCGGCATGTACAGAATCTTTGGACGATCGGCCCACCAGATCAAACTGACAAGATCGTCCCTGAATCGAATGCTGTTAACCGCAACATAGACGTTGGGCTTCTTGAGATACTCGAATATCCAGCCCATTGCCATCCCTTCGTTGGCCAGGAATGCCGCCTCACTATGCAGACGCACAATCCACTTGACATGAGGGTGGTAGCGTTTTAAGATATCAAACTTCTCAGGTACTACCCACAGTGCTTCAATTATCACGTGGGTCGGTCGGTAGGCTGTTACTTCACGGTCAATATCATTGTTATCGGTCACGACCGAAATGCGGGAGTCAATCCCGCTGTCGATAAGCATATCATTAACAAACAACGATGAATTCAGCAGTCCAGTCGAAAGGCTGCTGGAGTAATCGCCGTAGTCAAGGTCGGTTCTTCGCTTCAGTATGAACAGTACTCGTTTCATCAGTTTCTCCATTGCAAGCTTGCGCTATAAAAGTGTTTAGGGACTCAATTTCTTGTTGTGCCGCCCCTAGTTGCCGGACATCTCGGTCGGCGTCGTTTGCGAGCCCGAGAAGATTTGCAGCAACCTCTCCCGATAGTTCGGGTCCCGCTTTATCATTATCGCTGGGTTGGTTTTTGGTATCACCTTTTTTGGCCCCTCCTGCATCTCCACGTCTGGTGGTATCGGGGTTGCAACGCAGCCTGATATTGCCAGCGAGAGCATTGCGAGTGTCAGCGTCTTTCCTTTTGCTTGCATTTTCATTCTCCACGGTAAGTTTCTGTCCTGTTTCATTTGCCCTCTTGTTGTAGGCAGCTTCTGCGTCTGCGATTTTCATCTGGAGCGCCACGATTTCTGCGTTTCGCTTCCTAGATTCTCGATTTTCCTTTTCCTGCCAACGTTCGCGCTCAGCCACAACACCTTTATCGTAGATTTTGTTGTAGACGGCAGAAGTTCCCTTCCAGATAACACCGATTATTGTGAAAATAAGTGCGGCCCAAAGGCCAACTTTTATTAGAAGACCTGATATTGGCATCTTTAGCTCCGTGAATTTATATCGTTGATAAAGTCAGTTAGCGATTCGAGCTCCTCCGCCGCAAGCCCCTTTAGACAAGCCGTGTTAACTACATAGTTTCTTCCAACTTTAGAAACACTAGCAGCGAGGTAGATAGGTTCAACAGACCAAACAAGTCCTTTGATACCTTCTTTATTATCATACCAGCAGAGCTCAAGATTCTTGTACCGCCACCTAGGGGGCACCTTCTGGCACCCCGAATACTTCCAAGGCGGCCACGTAGTATTTTGTTCTTTCTTCCAAGTGGTTATATCCGCCGTTTATTCTTTTTGTAATACGGAGAAAATTCCTCGCGTCGGCAAGCTCGTTGAGACCTTTAAAATCTTTCCAAAACCATCCAGCAGAGTCGCAAGCGTGC